ACCCAAACTACCGTTACCTTGTGCGGGTGGGTGGCGGATACCGCGCCTTTACAAAGAAGTCTCACGCAACCACCTATAACAACGAGGGTTAAAAACTAGCCTAGAATCCTACTACCATGAAAACACAAAAAGACATCCTACTCAAAGACGGTTCCACACTTGCCAAGGGCTTGCCCGTCTCCTTCATCGAGGGCAAGGACAGCCGTTGCCTTGTTCACTCGCCAGCGCATCCCGAACCGCTTCAGGTGCGTATCACAAGCGCATTCAAAGCCCCATCGATGTCCTCCTTGGAACGGTGGGGAATGGATGGAGTTTGCAAGACTCCTACGGGTAAGCGTGTGGAGTCTGACGGTCACGGCCCGGACGGTAGTCCAAGCTGGTTGCTGGTCTTCAGCCTGATCTGATAAGCGAAAGGGGTTCGATCCCCCTTTTAAAAACTAGCCTAAGATAGCCTCACCATGAAAAACAAAATCGCCAAGCTGAATGAGTTGTTCCCCAAGATCAAAGCCGTATCCACCACCGAATGGGATGGGGAGGAAGGCGGCATCTGGTTTCGCCAAGAAGGGAATCTTCACACGGATGGAATGCCCTTCTTCGACTGCTACCACGACGAGCAGGTGCATCCTGAAGTCCAGAAAGCCCTGAAGTCCTTGGGGCTGTATGCGGAGCCATATGACGCGGGAACGTGGATGGCTTACGAAGCATGATCAAAACGGGGGGAGCGCATCCGACACGCTCAACGTCCTAGCGTTTAAAAACTAGGGTAAGATGCCCTTGTGACCAACACCATCAACACCACCATGACCACCACCTATTATTCCCCACGCTACAAAGAAACCTTCACTGTCATCTCCAAGGATGTCCAACCTCATTGGGCTTGTGCAAGGTTCGCCAAGGTTCGAGTTGAGATCGGGCATTGGAATTTCTCCGGCGAAAACTTCATCCACCGTGGACTAGGGGATGGAATGGATTACGCACAAGCGTTTGCCCTCGCTGTTCGTGATGTTGAGAGTGAGGATGAAGTGATGAATGAGGACGAGATGATGTTGCATGGTTGCGACTGATTGACACTTTCCTGAAAGCCTGTGGAGAATAAAAACTAGGGTAAGATGCTACTACCATGAGATACCTGACACCTGAGTATGACTTCACCGGACGCTGCACTCCATCGGAGGAAGCACAACGCGCAGAAGCCGCAGCCTTCGATGCCTATCGCGCCAAGGAGGACGCAAAGAAGTTCAAGGTTTGCGATGCCTTCGGCTTCTCCCGCTACGCTACCTTGGAGGAAGCGCAAGCGTTCGCCGCCACTCTGAAGGATGCGGAGATCATCACCCTATAAAAACTAGGGTAAGATGCTACTACCATGAATACCACCACATTACCACAATTCGTTGCCGTTGTCACCGTCCTTGAAAAGAAGGGGTTTCGTTGGAACGCGCAAGATTCCGAAACCGTTTACATGTCCCGCAAGCGGGGAGCCTTCACGTTCTACGCACAAGTTGATTGTTATGACGGTGAGACTGTCACGGTCAACGGCAGCACCCTGAAAGAGTTCCTTGCCGACTTCGCCTGATCCCCTCGCCCCTTGGCATATCTCTTGAAGGTATGCCAAGGGGCTTTTTTTGTGTCATGATATATGATCTGTTAGATATGCAAATGATATATAAATGCTTTCTGTTAGATATGCCATATCTAACTGTTAGGGGGGGGCTACTTCGATTTGCTTTAAAAACTAGGGATGGGGGGGTATGGGGTGGGGTGCCATGGCTAAAATTATTTTTATAAAAAATATAAAAATTACCATTTGAAAAAATATGACATATAAATTTTTATTTTTTTTCTATAAAAAATCGAAATTCCCCCCCATTGAAAAAAATTTTTTTATTATATTTTTCTCGATTTTCCCAAATACTTCCGATATCTACCGGAACTCCTCCGTGCAATATGGTGATTTCGTTATTCTCTGCCGGATTCTTCCGCGATGGCAATTCTTTGTTGTTCTAGGGTCATGGTTCTTCCTTCGGGGTTAGGGATTGGAGGGCTTGTCGTGCTTGAACTCTTGCTGGGTCATCCTGCAATGCTGGCAAACCTGCTGTTTTTTCTAGTCTTCCCAAAGCCTCCGCCAGCATGTCGCGCTGTGCGGTAACGGCGGCGAGTTCGTTTTCCAGTTTGCATCCTTCTTCATAGCAGATTCTAGCATAAACACTCATAGGAGTTGTGGTTGAATAAAACCCATCAGCCGTTCTCGATGAGCTTTCCCATGCCTCTTTCATTCTTGGTGTCAGTGTGTTCATATTATTATTCGTATGGAGAGTTGAGTAGCTTACCTGTTCTCCGTATTTCGCCAATCATTTCGAACAGGGCTTGGTCAGGATAATTCCCGTATTTAAAATAATCCAACTCACAATTTTCCATCAATGTTGCTCTGTATAACCTTTGAAATTCGTTCAAAGCAGGAGTCTCCCCATCCGTATAATCCAGAACCGCTTCCCATTTCTTAATTAATTCTTCGTTTGTCATACCATTTTTTCCTTCAGGAATTCCCTCACATCCTCCTCAAACCAATTTTCAATCCCGTTTACTCCCCAGTAATCTTTCACCTTCAGATAGCGATCTTCCTTAATTCCAATCAGGGTGACTTTACCCATGTTTTCCCGATAAGGGAGATTGTCGATGAGAACGTTGTCCTTGTGAGCAATCCCTTCTTTCTCGATGTATGCGCTTCCGCCATAAGCCGTGGGTATCAGGTGTCTTTTAATCTCCTCTCTGGCAATGATATGATCCCTCTCAAATCCCCATCCCGCCTTTTCATTGATCATATTGGCGTAATCGGTGGTGGATGTGGTTAGGATATACACGTTATCCTTTCCCACAAGTTCCCGTGCAAAATCAATCAATCCTTGGGCGCAGGGACGGATGACGGTGTAATAGGTGTTGTCATCATTCTCCAGAGTGAATTGGATATGTTCTTGGTTGGGTTTACGAAGCATCGAATGTAGCATACACTCGTCCAGATCGATGAAGATTTTGTTTATCATGGCTTTATCTTAACAGAATATTTGGTTTTGTCAATACCCTGATTCCGCACGATAAAGTTCCGGTGTTTATCGTGCAAGGGAAGGTTATCGTCACATGATGGATATTTCTCCCATATGTTCCCCTACCATGGTATGAAACATTTCCTCCAGAGCATATCTCAATTGGTGAACAAGTTCTGTGGCACCGTCCTCATCCTTTAACATGTAATTTCTTCCCGTTGGATTACCCCATGCTTTTTTATTGGATGATGTCAGATATTGGGGAGGATCGTTAAAATCAAGTTCCCCATCATGTAGTAACCAATAGGCAAATGCTTCGTGGTAGAATTCATTGGGTCTTATTAACTTACTCATTCTCGCACTGCGGAATTTTCCAATCTTTTGATACAAGTCCCGAATATAATATTCTTCGGAATATCTCAATCCAGACCACCCTTTTTGGATTCCATAACATCCCAATATTTTACTTAGGATTCTTGAAATTTGATCATTATTCCATTCCACCCTACTCGAACCAATACCATTGCGAAAGGTTTTTGCAAAAGCATGACCAATTCTGTGAGCGATTGTCCATGGGGTCAGGGGAACTTTCTCAGCAGCGGCATTGTTTGTGAAGAAGACCGTGATCTGATCGCCTTTCGGTTGGGGAAATCTTTTCCAACTTCCAATCCCAATCTAGCTTGAAGTTGACCAGCGGTTACTTTTCCCTGTTCGGCATATTTCCAAGCATTGGGATTCTTGACGAAATATAAATTAAAATCCCAATTACCAATATTATTAAATTTTTGTTCCAGCTTTTTCAAACCAGCAGGAGACGACAAAATCCCAATGGATGCTTTGTCATAACCATGGCGATTTTTCTTATCATCCCATTTGCCAATCTTTTGTAGATTGGAAAGAGCCATTTCTTGGTAGATTTGTTGTAGGGATAAATCATCCTTGTTCATACTCTTATTTAGCTAAATAATCCCCCCTTGACATTCTTAAAAACTAAGCTACAATGAATCCATCATGGGATTGGCAATCGGATTATCAAAAAGCAGTGACAGGAACTCAATGCCCCAAACGGCATCGAGTTCAACGATCAATAATTTTCTAAAGATTCCAAAGGAAAAGATTTATGCCCCCAATCCAAACCCTTTCAAATTCAAAATTTTGAAAGAGGAAAAGTTGGAAAGGGGAATGATCCTTCTGGTGAATTACGAGGGATGCACCACATTCAAGGGAGATAAATTATTATTATTGCGTTGCCACATTGATGTGAAATACTTTGGAAAGCTTGATCCCCACATTCTGGGAGACGGTCATATCGTGTGTGCGCGGTTTGAGCCGACAACGGAAGGATGGAACATGGCAAGGATGGCAGCAAATTGTCTATAATTATGAAATTAAAAAAGAAACATTACGAAATCGCCAAGACGATTGCTCATTTCGTGGATAGGAATTATTACCCCGATTTTACGGAACCGACAAGGGAACAGATCGATATTTTTACCAGAATTGAATCCCAAGGTTACAAGGGTATCACGGAAGAAGAGAAAAAGATCGTGGAACCCATGATCAATGGCAAACAACAATACGATCTACAAATCAAGATGATCCATGAGGAGATTGCCGAATGGCACATGAATGGGTGGGGTTGGTATTATCCCCTTGCTTCCCTCATTGGGAATGTTTGGAAAGAGCGTTCCCAATGTAGGGTGTATGTGAAAATGTTGGTCAATCTCATGCGTAACTTCAGGGATAATGGGGGATTGCCCGTTCTGGTTGGTTACAGTGGATTTGATGATGAATTCAAACAGAAGATGATTGACAATTACGGTTGTCATGGTTAAATACAATTTCAATCGCGGGGTAGTTTAATTGGTAAAATCCTTGGCTCATAACCAAGAGAAAGGTTAAAGTCCTGTTGTGGATTCAAATTCCACTCCCGCAACGCGACATTAGCTCAATTAGTAGAGCGGGTGTTTTCCAAACATCAGGTTGGGGGGTGCAAGTCCCTCATGTCGCTCCACTTTCAAAAAAATAAAAATATGACACACTATATAAGAACTAAAAATAACGCAACCATTGTTGATCTTGAAGAAGGAAAATATGATTTTCATACCACAATAAACATAGAAAATTACTCAAGGGGGCTGTTACTGCTTCCCGATGATTCTTTGAAACAGGAATTTATAAAAGATTTTTCATTCATATCGGAACTTAGAGGGGTTTGGTTTGAAGTTATTACACCAAACAATGATAAAACAATGCGGGAATTTATCAAGGATAGTCTCAATTTTGTTTGTGAAAGATGGGGTTTATATTATATTACTGATTAAAATTATGAAAAAAGATACATACACACAATGTTCACTCAAGCGAATAAACCAACATCATATGGCATGGATTCCTTCAAAATTCGCCGTGATGAATAAGTTCATCAAAATCAAAAAGGATGATAAGACTTGGGAAGATGGATGGGAAGTGATTGGTGTTAGTCAAGGCACAAGATCAGTGGAAGATGTCACCGAAAAAGCAAAGATTGATAAAAAATTCGGATCAAGTATAAAATGAAATTAACAATAAAACAAATTGTAGATAAAAATTATGTGAGATTTGTAGAGTATCGTAAAGGTATTCTATATTATAACGTAGTTGTTATTGGTAATGGATTACCAGAAGATGAATGCGGTCTTTATAGATTCCCTGTTCCTATTGAGGATTGTGGAGATGCAACCTTCCAAAATCATGACAAGGCAATATACTTTATGAGATATATTCGTAAAGCGGTTGAAGATGGGACATTTGTAAAAATATGAACAAAGAAGAACCAAGTCAAGTAGTCCTACATCGAAGGAAAAACGGCAAGCTGGAAATCGCGGAATGTGATGAACTGTTCATCGGTTCCCGTGATGCCCTACAATCTATCATCGATCAGTTGAATGATCGTCTCGATGATCTCAATGCCGAAAGGAAATTGGCTGATGATCTCGCTAATGAGCTATCCTGTCTGGCAAATTGGCGAGAGGTTCACAATATTGATTGTAATTACAATGCCCGTCCTTTGGCGGATTGGGAAGCATCCCGCATGATATGAAATATAAAAAGCTACGAAAGAAAATCAAAAACGAAACCTCAACCTGCAAATGGTTGAAATGGTTTAAGTGGAAAAGAACTTGTAAGGATAAGAATGAAATTCCACAAGATTAAAAAATTCTGGATCACCGATTTCGGATATCCCGATATTTCCTTTGGTATTCACATCTGCATGGACAGGAGGATTGACATCCACTTTCTCTGGTATATGATCAGCTTTGGTAAGGTTCCCATCTATAATGATAAAGGAACGTTGTTTGCCGCCAGTAATTCCTATCACAACGGAAGATCAAAACGATTACGGGCTGGAGTGCCTTAAAAACTAGAATACAATAAAGACATGAAACAAGTAAAATTGATTATCGCAAATACGGAAACCAACACGGTTTATTTCAATTATGGGGACGATTACTCCGACATCACAAGGGTTTTAGTGGAAGATCATTCCCCATGGGAAGAGGTGGAGGATGATGATTTATATGAATTGGAAGAATTTGTGAGCAATTTCAACTTGCCAAAAAATAAAAATAAATCTTTTGCGTTCCTTGTGGTGAAACAAGAACAGATCACCGCCCAATCAGCAATTGATTTTATTGTGAAAAAGAGACAGGATGAACGTATCAAATGTCTGGAAGCGGAACGTAAGCGCAAGGAAGAATACGAACGTAAGAAAAAGGAGAAGGAAATGAACAAATTGGCAAAGACCAAGGAACAGAAAATTCTGCTTCTGGAACAATTGAAGAAAGAACTTGGGGAATAATATGGACAAAGAATTAAAAGAGATGGATTTTGCTGATATTGATTTACTCATTTACTCCAAATATTTGAATGGTGTATCTATTGAGAATATTACCCATTGGGTTAATTGGTATTCACCAGCAGCACAATTCTATAAAACAAACGCATCTCCAATCAATATTAATGAGATAATTGATCAAATGAATGAAATTTTATTATAAAAGAACTTGAAAATCTAAACGCATCTGCTAAATAAGAATAACGACATGAGCAACAACCAAAATTATAATCAGGAGAAACCGACACCATCTGGGTGGCGGTGCAAATGATTATATGGTAATATCCTGTTTCGTTTTCACCCCATCCTTAACAAGATGGGGTTTTTTGTTATCTAGGGGTTATGTGGCCGAACACATTAAAGTCCGAAAGGGAGATTGTGATGAAACAAGCACACTGAATGTTTTTAATATTATGAGAGTGAAGCTTATTTGGTAAAGCAACGGACTTTTAATCCGTGGTCTTGTGGGTTCAAATCCCGCGACTCTCACCAAATCTCAGGTAGCTCAATGGTAGAGCGGGAAACTGTTAATTTCTAGGTTGTAGGTTCGAATCCTACCCTGAGAGCCATTTTATAAAATCTTGGGCTGAGTATGTCCCCAAATCAAAAAACTGCTTCGGAGAGGATCGTAATAGTGATCATCGTTCGCTGTCGAAAGACTAATGCCTCCGTCAACAAATAAGCGAGCCAATTTTGCTTCTGTCGTCTAATGGTTAGGACGGGTGGTTTTCATCCACCAAATAGGGGTTCGATTCCCCTCAGAAGTGTCAATGCCGTAGTAGCTCAGTTGGTAGAGCGTCGAATTTGTAATTCGGTGGTCGGGGATTCGAATTCCTCCTACGGCTCTTTTTTTAATATGTGTCACCGTCAAAGTTGGAGAGTTGAGAATGACTGTAAATCATTTGCCTTTGGGCTGAGTAGGTTCGAATCCTATGTGACACACCATATCTAGGTGTTGCGATAGCTTGGTAATCGGGGTAGCTTGGAACTACTTGGGGGCAGTAAGTGTCTGTCTCTCGCAGGTTCGAATCCTGTCACCTAGACCATTTTTATAATTGATGCGTAGTGTAACGGTTTTTTAGCACTAGAGGTTTTGATCCTCTCAGAGATTGGGTTCGATTCCCTCAGCATCTACCATTTTCCACATTATCCCTTAAATAATAACATGATTTTCCAACTCCAAGAACTCTACGAATCCGTCCTCATCACAGAGATGAACCAAAAGGTCGTGGATTATCTCAACCAACATTCGGATGTCTTACCTTTTGATCATATTTTTGGAGACAAAATGCGTGTGGCATTTCCAATCGGGACGGACATCACGGCTCAGAGTATCATGGATGACCTGAAAAGAATTCAGCATTTTGACAAGGTGGATTTGAAAAAAGGGGAAGTCATCAGAAAAATAAAGCTTGATCCAAAATATGGGCAGGGGGAACACAAGGAACAGAAAATCAACATTGGTAAAGCCATTGCTGCCCTGAAAGTATCGGAGAATAAAAAGAAAAAATATCTGGATTGGTTTGCAATGTATAAGGACAATCTGGAATCCGCGTTTGAGAAACCGGAATTCATAGTCATCCTTTCCCGCGCTCCCATTGATGTGGTTCGCATGTCCGATCACCGCAACATATCATCCTGTCATTCCCAAGGTGGGGGATATTTCCAGTGTGCCATCCAAGAAGCCATTTCAGGAGGTGCTGTGGCTTATGTGGTGCGAGAAGAGGATTTCAATGAGCTTACGGAAGAGGACTTTCAGAAGAGGGAAATATTCGTTGATTCCGACAGGGGCATATCCGGTGCATATGGATTGCGCCCCATGTCCCGTTTGCGTGTTCGTCGATTGGTGGATGATTACGGAGATGAGATTGCCATTCCCGATACCAAGATATATGGAGATACCGCAATCCCCAATTTCTACAAATCCTTGGTAAATTATCTGAAAAATAAACAAACAACCACTCCCGAAGATTTCCGTGGTAATTCCTATACGAAAAAGGGGGGAACTTATTATGATGATGAAATCCTTGATCTGGTTGCCAATTATTTCACGGATGAGGAATCCACCCAAGACTCATCCGATTTCAAACGAATAAACCATGATCGGGATGATGAAAGGGGGGAAAGCAGACATTCCCAATTGGGTCTGGAAGATGAACTGGAAGAAATAAAAGAGGAATATAACGGCAGGTTGACATATAGTAGTGTTGATTATTACTTGATGGACGATGAAGAAGTATATTTCCAAGCAAGCGGAACATCAACCATCGATTTAACCAAGTTCAATTTACCGGATGATGTCGAGTTGGAAGCTGAAGATTATGATGTGAGTAAAGCTAGGGATGGGAAATATGATGATGATTATGAGTATTCCCAATTGTTCCAATACATATATGACGCTACCGACATCAACATATATCGAATGATCCTAACCAACACCAGCTTGGAAATCCACTTTTCAGAAGAGGAATATCATAATGATTCCGATAAATTTGATACATATTGTCACTATATGAAGAATTTTGACGATAAGATTGAGGATATGTTGGATGATGAGGATGAGCTTTATACAGTGCTTATTGATGGTGGGTTTATAAAAACCGCTGCAAGCGGAGATAGCAATTTCTCCATGATTGAAGATTATATTGAAATGGAAGAAGAACCGTTCGACACCCTGACAATTTCAGGCAACGATGTCAGGAAATCCTTTACTGTAAGATTTCCAAGCAGACTTATTATTCTTGAGGATTTCCGCCATGCTCTTCAGGGTGTTATGGATAGTAAACATGGTCAATCAAAAGGAGTGTTGGAAAACATCATAACAAAACTGGCTATGGAAAATTTCAAACCGAAGTTGGATAATGATCCGGCGCAGTTACAATTTGACAAATTTTTCGAGTCGTATTCCAATCCTCTGGATGGGGTTGATTATATGTTGTCGGGTAATACACATTTCAATTATGGGGATTTGGAATTCACAAATCTCAAAATGCTCTTTCCCAAAATGGATAATAAAAATTATCAATTCGTTCAATTTGTTGATGATATGTATCCCCACATTATAAATGCTTTTAGATTGTATGCCTTACACATGTTGAAAACCGTAGCAACCAACCCTGAAGAATTTGAAGATTTATCCAAAAAATACAATTATCCACAATTGTATAAACTCTATTATAAATATCTATAAAAATATGGAAAGATTTCATAAATTATATCACCGACTCATGCGTGAATACGTGGAGGATTTTGATGAGAAGTGGAATACCGCTGTCAAAGAATCGGAAGAACTCCAAGTTGCTTTGGATTTGATGAAGAATATCAAGGCAAAATTACAAGGAGAAATCTATATCGTTGGGGGAGTTCCCCGTGATCTACTCATGGGTAACGCAATTGATGATGTGGATTTGGCTACCAATATTCCCGTGGAAGAATTGGAAAAACATTTTGAATTGAGAAATATTTCCAAGAACGATTCCCAACCCGTGTATGCCATTCTCTGGAAAGGTTATGTTTATGATCTGGCAAAATTCAGAACCGACTCCGGCGATATTGGAAGACAATCCAACATATCAACAGAAACAGATTCATTTGAAAAGGATACGGAGCGGCGAGATTTAACAATCAATTCTTTCGGGTTGGATGAAGAGGGTAAGATCGTGGATTACCAAGGTGGTCTGGAAGATTTGAAGAACAAGATCGTCCGTGCCGTGGGAGACGCAAAACAAAGATTTCTGGAAGACGCTACGAGAATCCTCCGTGTCTTTCGTTTTGCCGCCAAGATGGATTTTGAAATTGAGGATAATACCAAAGCTGCCGCAATTGAATTGAAGCATCTCCTCCAAGACCCCAAGGCAATTTCCCAAGAAAGCATTTCCAAGGAATTTTTCAAATCCGCCAAAACGGGACAAACGCTTGCGAATTTCCTAAAGAAATTACAGGACACCAAAATCCTCCATGATATCCTTCCCGAATTTACCACGATGGAAGGATATGATCACGACCCACAACACCACCCCGAAGGGGATTCCCAAGTTCTGGGACACATCTATGAATGTCTAAAGGCATCACCATACAAAGACCCTGTGATCAATCTGGCAGTTCTCTTCCATGACTTCGGGAAAGCCACTACCAGAGGAAAGAAAGATAATGGTTTCAGTAATTATCATGGACACGAATCGGCGGGAGTTCCCATTGTTGAGGAAATTTTCAAAAGATTGCGTTTTGCGGAATTATCCCCCCAAGATAAAAAGAACATATTGGCAGCAGTTGATAAACATATGCTTGTTCACAATTTAGATAAATTGAATATCAAGACTCTCACCAAGCTGATTCAGAATCCATCATGGGAAACCATCAAAGCAGTTGGTTACTGTGATGAAGCATCCCGTGGTTCTGGTCTTTTCAATAAACAGGAATTTTGGGAGAAGATCAAAAGGGCGGAAGAGAAGGTTTCCAACATTGGAGGATCGGAAGATGACACCAGAAAACTTCTGAAACAATATTTCAGTGGTGATAAATTAATGCAATGGTTTCCAATTCTTGTCAAGGATAAATCCAAATTCAAGGATATCACAGCAGCCTTGCAAGAATATGTTCTAGAAGAATTGAATGCTGGTAGGGAACCGAATGAAGAGGAAATGAAAACAATTGCTTCCGGTATTTTGAAGGGGAACCAATTCAATGAATGGGTTACATATTTTCATTCATTGAATTAATTATCTCACAAGCCCAATCAGCTTCGCCACTTGGGGACTGACATGCGGTTTAAAATCCTCCGCTGAACGGAACCCCGCCCGAAGATCAAGTGTTTCCTTGGATACTTTCATTCTTTTAAGTTTGGAATAAAGACTTCCAGTATTGTGTTCCAAGTCCATGAATTTGACAAAGGCGTTCATAAGATTTTGAACCTTCTCCCTACGAATAGCATTATCCAGTTGGCGGGTGGTTTCCGTAATAGTCACCCATTTATCCCCACCATAAAGATTTGCATATTGTTCCCAAAATGGCGCGGATAATATATCAAGGGTATCCCCATAATCAAACACGGAGAACCAAATTCCCCCTTTACCGCCATTATAAGCTTTTGCCAATTTTGGCATCATATCATTTTCCTTAAACCAATCCACCACCACTTGAGAGGGGATTAGGTATTCGTCGAAGATATTTTCAGCTTCATCTGCAATGGCTTCCTTGGATTCTTCCAAAAGGGTATTGGAAATAACCACCAGAGCTTCCTCAAAATAGCGGTCAACCTTTTCCCTGACCTTATAATTGCGAACGTTGGTGTCTTCGTAGCCATAAGAAGCCTTACCCCCTCCAAGCTCCCACCACAGGGCATATAAGGCATATAAATCCATTATCGCCTTATCTCCGGTGGATGGGTAAGTGTATTGCGCCTCCAGAAGCATCCTACGCCTACGGTTGGTTGGGGGGAGTTCCCCGTTTACAAATTTTTCGTAAAATGTCTTGAAGCTTTCCATTTGATTATTTAATCACTTTATAATAATCTAGTTTTTAATCCAGCATTCTTACACTCATTCACCTTCCACATTATCATCATCTTTCCATTCCTCTAAAAGCTCTTCCTTTGTTTTCATCTAATACCTCCAGCACTTCCAAATGTTCCGTTGATCATTTTCTCCGCACCTTTCCTAGTTCCGTATGTTTCATCAGACAATGATCCGTCTTTGCATTTAATTTTAAATCCGCCACCGATCCCTCTGTATCTCACAACAGTTGCCTTATAATGTGGATGTTTTTTATTCATAATGTTTTAATGTGATTAACTATTTTTTGCGATCCCAATATGTCATCCCATTTCAAAAACCCATAATATTTTTCCACTACCTTACAAATTAATTTTTGTTGATATGTTGAGGCATTTTTATTAATTACAACCTTATCATAATACCATCCATCATATAAACATCCCTCGATGTTATTGGTTTTATAAAATATAAAAGACATAGATGGTGATAAATCATACACATCTTTGTCAGATAAAGAATGAAAATACTGTGATTTTTCTTCAATCGTTTTCTGATGAAAATTATTTGGTAATTTCTTCATCCTCCACTTTACCATCATCCAGATATTTGTCAAGCACCATCGTCAGATAGTCTGCAAACCAGCAGATTACAGATGCGTAGAATCCCCAAAGCGGAATCTCCCAAATGTGGGCAGACCAGAATATTCCAAAGAATACTCCCACCCAAAAGCCCATACACATACAGCACTTGAGAAGCTTTTCAAAGAATTCCCATTGTCTGAGAAAGACACGAATAGGCTCAAGGATTGATCCGTATTTCAGGATCAAACAACAGCCAATTAAAACAAATGATTGAAACCAAAGGCTCATCCAAGGATCAATTTCTGACTATCAATCGTTTTCACCCCATCGGAAATCAAGAGGGCTTCTTCCTTGCGGACTACGATACGATTGCCGTTATCATCCACAATCTCCACCATTCCATCAGCAAGTTCAGTAACGATAGGGCAACTTTTTCCTTTGCAGCACAATTGAACACTATTATTTTTTAGAATTTTAATCATAACGAAATTATTTAATGAGTTCCAAATCTTTTTCAAGTAAACAAAATTTACCCCAACCTTTATATCTTTCTTCAAGAGGAATTGCCACATAAGCAATCTCCCCACTTTCAATCATAGAACCCTCACTTCCAATCTCACACATCCCCCATTTCGGGTCTTGAACTTTATATCCAATCTTGAAATTTGTATTCATTGATTTTACTTAAATCATGGACAAACACTTTCAAACCTTTTTCTTTGGCATATTTGATCATGTGTGCAGTTCCTCTACTTGAGCCATCCCACACAGCTATGAGAGCATCGGCATAATCTCCCATTTGTTCATTTCTACGATATCCAGCAGACCTCCCTAGATTTTTCCAATCGGCAGGAAATTCTTTAATTGGAATATTATTTTCCATTGCCCACTGTTCTCCCATAGTATCAACCCCACGGGCTTTGCCTGACACGACTTCTGTGGGCGACCATGGGCAGGTTTCCATGGCTTTTAGGATATCATCGTAATGGACACCCTCTCTTGATCCTGCTAATATTGTAATCATATTAATATCCCCAAGCGTTTAAAGTGTGTTCAAACGGGTTCCCCTCGATGTTTTTAACAAGATCAAACATCTGTTGGGCAATTTCTCTTGTTTCTTGTTGGGTGTCACTTTTCAACCGCAATTTCCACATATGAATGAATGCCAACAACGATCCAGTCCAGATAAATTGCGTCTCCAAACAAAGCGGCAGGATAACTCTAGCTTGTTCTTTGGCAACACCAGCATCACACAATTCCTTATACAATTTCTTACCCAATGTAATATGATGATCCATTTGGCTAATCAAATCCGGTCTATTCAACAACCCATCACTCCCTTGTTTGGACGAAGACGATTGTTGTCTAAGCTCCTCAACATGATAATAATTATCGGAGAAATCCACATATCTACCACTAATACTGTTGGCTGATAATCCTACCTGATGTTTGAAAAGCTGTCGTTCCACAAAGATAGGACATTCAATTCTGAATTGTAATTGGGGATGTCGAAAAGGTGCTGTGTGTTTATGCTCCACTAAATACTTGATCAGCTTTTCATCTTTCTCATCCAAAATATTTTTATTTTTCCCAAAAGAAACTCTAGCCGCATTGACGATCATTAAATCGTCTCCAAAATAATTCATTAGTTCTGCTTTCATTTCCATCACTATAATAAAATATTTCCCAATGTCAAGCTAAATATTATTATGACCACCGTTAATAAAAACACCTTTCCTGATACGATATATCTGAAAGATTTGGGTATCCATAAAGGAACCCGAAAATTTGAGTTGGGGGAGAATTTTCGCTGTTTTTATAAGAATCATCTCATCACCGTAAAGAAAGGATTCATCACTGATGGGATCAGTTCCCCGAAATTCGCTTGGCCAATTGTCGGGCCATTTGGAGGAGCTTTTCCAGCGGCTCTGATTCATGATTGGTGCTTCTCTCCATTCAACGACAAATTCACTTGGAAGGAATCCAACTGGATGTTTTTAGAATTGATGAAAGAGGCTGGGGTATCTCTTCCCATGAGATGGACGATTTATTCTGCTGTTGTTGCGGGTTCTTATTTTATCTGGAAAAAGAGATTTGAAAAATATGGATTGGACTAAGTATTTTTATGAATAGCGATGAAATTAAAAAAATGCAGAAAAAAATCGGAACAACTGTTGATGGATTTTGGGGTCCGAAATCACAAGCCGCATGTAAAACATATCTACGCTCTCTGATGCCTAAGAACAACCCATGGCCAAAAAGTGATCAAGCATCCTTAACTAAATTTTACGGAAAACCCGGAGACGAATCAAATCTCGTAATGATCAACTTTCCATACCCAATGTATTATGGTGGTAAATTGGTTACTAAAACCCGTGTTAATAAGAAATGTGTGGATTCTCTTTTGAGGGTATTGAACAACATTAAGGATATAATTCCAAAATATCCAGATATTAAAGATGAAGCTGAAGATTATGGGGGCGTTTTCAATTTCCGCTTGAAGCGTGGAGGTTCTTCTTATTCTCTACATGCCTATGGTGCTGCCATTGATTTGGATGCCGATGATAATACTTTCCGCGATAGCTGGCCAATGAAATCAGATATGCCATTGGAGATTATGGAATGCTTTGCCCGTGAGGGGTGGATTGCCGCTGGTGCTTTTTGGGGATACGATGCAATGCACCACGAAGCAGTGAATCGGTAGTTGTTGCATATTGTCATAATCATGTTAAATATGATTATGCAAGATGATATCGAAATACAACGACCAAAATTCCCAGAAGGAGTATCATTATGGTGGAATCTACCACGAAAAGACATGACTCCCGAACAATTGGAAATTAAAAGAAAATATGATAAGGAATCGAAAACCTTTTATCGAAACAATCCAGAATATAAACAAAAAGACTTAGAAAGCCAAAGAAGATATACTGAAAAAAATAGAAAAAAGGTATATGAAAGAAATCAAGAGTGGCGGAAAAATAATTGGGATGCTGTATATAAACAGCGAAAAGAATCTGGTTCTCAGAGGAGAAATATCAATAAATGGTATCACAGCAGAGGAAAACATAATATAAACCATGTTTTATCTGAACGTTTAAGAATAAGAATTAGAAGAGCTTTACATGGGAAATGTAAGTCGAAATCGACAATAGAATTACTTGGTTGTGATGTAGATTTTTTTAAGCTGCATCTTCAAAATCAATTTCAAGAAAATATGTCATGGGATAATTATGGTGAGTGGCATATTGATCACATTATTCCTTGTTGTTCTTTTGATTTATCCATCCCTGAAGAACAATTCAAATGTTTTAATTATGTAAATCTTCGCCCGTTATGGGGTATAGAAAATCTTCTAAAATCTAAAGAAGATAAAAAAATCTCCATAAACAATAAAAATCTTCAATAAATCAATTATATCCAAGCTTTTTCAGAAAACGAAAAACGGGATCAACTGCAACTTCCCCAAGATGAGCTAGATATTGGCGATCATCTTTCAGGGACTTCACCATAATCTTCCCATTTTTCTCGACGTATTTCACAAATCCTTTTTTCACGGCATCATCCAAAAGCTCATATAACTTGCGGGTCTTACCATGTTTGGCAATTTCCTCGATAATTTCCCTCACCATCTCTTCCAATATTTCCTGATCCTTGTTCATGCCAATTTTTCCTTTAATTTGCCGAATGCCAATCTCACGGCATTATTTATGGGAGAATCCCCCCGATATTCCGATTCCACATCCTGAATAATTTTTAAAATACCTTCAGCTTCCTCCTCCTGTTCCCCATAGACATTGGTAGTTACTGGAGTGTTGACCATTCCCATTTTAATCTTACCATATGATAATTTACCCCCAGCTTCATCGGGAACCGCTTGCTTGGGAACCCTTTGGGGAGGATTGAAACCCGATTGGTATTCCAAAATAATATCGGAATAGATGTTTTTTAATTCTTGATCCACATTAGTATTTAGATTGCGAACCCCGATTTCTGTGTTAAGTATTATACATGAAGTGGCGTTACCGAAACGAAGAGGAGAAGGAGAACATGAATGCATTCCAAATGCCCCAGATTATCATAAATTCTTCTGATAATGAAGAAACTCAATATCCTCAAGGTATTAGAGTCATCAATAATAAAATTTTATTTTATGCTGATGTTAATGAGGGGGCGATGTTAGAATTGAATAGGGTTCTTTTAGAAACAGATTTGAAGCTTCAAAGCATGGAACTTGCTTTAGACGGTGCGTATGAATCCACCATCCATCTTCACCTGAATACCTTTGGTGGTAGTATCTTTGCAGCATTCTCCACCGTGGATACCATCCGCAGACTGAAATCCAAAGTCCATACCCACATTGATGGTAGTGTGGCAAGTGCAGGAACCTTGGTTTCCGCCATTGGTAGCAAGAGATACATGGGACAACATGCTCATCTTTTGATCCACCAATTGAGTTCCGGTGTGTATGGTAAGTTCTCAGAGATGGAGGATGAGATTTTCAATTGCACCAATCTGATGAAACTTTTGAAAGATTTCTATAAAAAGAATACCAAGCTTCCCATGAAGAAATTGGATGAACTTTTGAAGCGGGACATCTGGCTCAATGCAGAGGAATGCCTCCAATACGGAATCGTTGATGAGATCGTTTAAGGCTTGATTTTTGGAAAAGCTATGCCAGTATTTAGCGTGGCGAACAACCAAAATCAAGAAAGAGAAACAACGAAAGTGGGGAATAAATAATCAGGCGATATGAGCATTTTTGACGAACAGATAAGCAGGAAACCAAACAAATACCCGTGGACAGAAAAATTCATTGAAGCAATGCACAATGGTTTTTGGACTGACAAGGAATTCTCTTTCAAAAGCGATCTTCATCAATTCAAGACACAACTCACGGATCAGGAACGGGAAATCATTGTGAGAACCTTGTCTGCCATTGGACAGATTGAGGTTGCGGTAAAGACATTTTGGGCAAAGCTTGGGGACAACCTCCCCCACCCATCCTTGTCTGATCTAGGATTTGTGATGGCAAATGTTGAGGTGATCCACAATAATGCATACGAACGTCTCCTGTCCGTATTGGATATGGAGGATGTTTTTGAAGAGAACCTTAAATTGGAATGGATTCAGGGAAGAGTGAAATATCTCAAAAAATATACCCATCGTTTCTATAAGGATTCCAAGAAACAATATCTTTATGCCCTGATTCTTTTCACATTGTTTGTGGAAAACGTATCCTTGTTTTCTCAATTCTATGTGATCAATTGGTTCGGACGGAACAAGAGTGTCCTGAAAGACACTGATCAACAGGTTCGATACACCCGCAATGAAGAAATGATTCATGCGTTGGTAGGTGTTAAGATTATCAATACCATTAGGGAGGAACTACCGGAGCTTTTTGATGAGGAATTGGAAACCAAGATTTTACAGGAAGCAGAACAAGCTTTCATATCGGAATCGAAGATCATCGACTGGATGGTGAATGGTATTGATGAAAAGGGACTGACTGCTCCAATTCTCAAGGAATTCATCAAAAACAGGATCAACGAATCTCTGGTTCAGATTGGATTTAAAAAAGTTTTTGATATTGATGAAGTATTATTGGATGAAACATCATGGTTTGAAGAAGAATTGATGGGTTCCAATATGACAGATTTTTTCCATTCAAAAAGTGTGGAATATTCTAAAAAGGGGCAGTGTTATGAGGAAGATGAACTATTTTAATATATGACAAGAGAAAAATACTATTGGTTGAACGAAGACTCCGTTAAATTTTTGGAGAAGGGATATTTGAAAGAGGGGCAGACTCCTTTGGAGAGAATTAAAGAGATTGCTGATGCCGCCGAAAAAATCTTGGGTGTTGATGGATTTTCCGATAAATTCGAGGATTATATGTCCAAGGGTTATTATAGTTTGGCAACTCCCGTTTGGATGAATTTTGGGAATAAACGTGGATTGGGTATTTCATGTTTCAATTCACACGTTTCTGATAGTATTGAAGATTTCCTCTTCAAACAAGCAGAAGTGGGGATGATGACGAAAGTTGGTGGGGGATGTTCTGGTTATTTTGGGGATATTCGTCCTCGCGGTTCTAAAATCACTGGTGGTGGAATTGCTGAAGGTGCAGCGCGTTGTATGGAATTATTTGATACTGTAACAAGTATCGTTAGTCAAGGAAGCGCACGTAGAGGACACTTTGCTGCATATTTACCAATTGATCATGATGACTTTGATGAATTTATCAAAATTAGATCGGAAGGTAATACCATCCAAGAAATGTCAATTGGTGTATGTGTTTCTGATGAATGGATGCAATCAATGGTTGAAGGTGATAAGGAAAAAAGACGTAGATGGTCTGCTGTTATCAAAAAACGTTCTGAAACTGGTTATCCGTATGTATTTTTCACTGATAATGCAAACAATCAGAAACCACAAGTTTATAAAGATAAAGATTATAAAATCAATAGTTCCAACATGTGTACTGAAATTTTTCTCCCTTCAACCAGAGAAGAATCGTTCGTGTGCTGTTTATCGTCGTTGAACCTGCTTTGGTGGGATGAAATCAAAGATACTGATGCTGTCGAAACGCTGATTATGTTCCTTGACGCTGTGATGAGCGAATTCATCGAAAAAACCGCAGATATTAGATTGATGGAAGCTGCTCATAGATTTGCCAAGAATCATCGGGCATTAGGTATGGGAGTTCTGGGTTATCACAATTACCTCCAATCCAAGATGATCGCTTGGGAAAGTATGGATGCACATTTCGAGAATATTGAAATCTTTTCCAAGATTCGTGAACGTGCTGATAAGGCAACGGAAGAATTGGCTCAAATGTTCGGGGAACCGGAAGTCCTAAAAGGATATGGAAGACGGAATACTACAACGTTGGCTGTGGCTCCAACAACTTCAAGCAGTTTTATTTTGGGGCAAGTCTCTCCATCCATCGAACCTCTCAATTCCAACTACTTTGTAAAGAATTTGGCAAAAGGTAAATTCACATATAAAAATCCACATCTCATTGAATTATTGAAATCTAAAGATAAAAATACCAAGGATGTTTGGAAAGATATTTTGGCGCATGGGGGGAGTGTTCAACATCTAGATTTCTTAACCCAAGAAGAGAAAGATGTGTTTAAGACGTTTGCAGAAATTTCCCAACGAGAAATCGTTGTTCATGCTGCTCAACGGGGTCAATATCTAGATCAAGGACAATCGCTAAACCTAATGATTCCAGCGGGAACCAAACCAAAGGAAATTAATCAGCTTATGATCTTCGCTTGGGAACAGGGGATTAAATCTTTATATTACAGTCGCAGTTCAAATCCTTCCCAAGATTTGGCGAGATCGATCATGAATTGTAAGTCCTGTGAAGGTTAGCCCTTTTGCGGTTTCTTCTTCTCATGCATCTGAGGATACGCTTGGGCAATCGAATTGTGGACATTGATACCGTTCTTGTGGGCATCCTTCCGAACGTCCTCATTGGCTTCCATAAGTTTCAACGGTAGGTTGTTGAAGTGGTGGCTATGGGGATACGTCACAATCAGGTCATCGGCGGCTCTGGCATACACGGGATAATACTCTCCTGCAATTTCGCAGTCCCCAATATACAAGCTGCGATCAGTGGTTGTGGCGAACCTGCCGGAAACCAGCGTATTTTCCGTCTGCTGCACCTCCAGCGGGGCAGTAACGCCTTGGAGGTATGTCTGACCCTCCACGGCAAGACCACCCCCCACAATTAAGTTATTTTTAACTCCAAGGGATGATTCGATATAAACCTGCCTGTTCGTGCGGAGAACGATGGTTTTCATGGATTGCAATTCAATTGCGTTCTCCGATCCAATGTGGACACCATGGGAAGCATTAATATTTATTTTTTTGAATCCGGCTTTTAAAGTGGCTCCCCCCAATTCGGTGGCTCCCGTGGTCTTCAGGGAAATGCCACCGGAACCGACGATACGGTTGTAGGAATTGCCCACAATCTTAGTGTCCTGTCCACAAGGGAAATTGGAAGAATTATCTATTTCTTCCACATGGGGAATGTAATCATGGTTTTTATATACACCCGTATCACCAACCAACATTTCAAATGGTTGACTTCTCCCTTTTTCATCAATGCGAACCGATGGGTAATCATTGAAAATCGCTCCCACCGTTTCAATTTTGTTTCTCTTGACGATGATATGTTCATCCCCCCCATCACCCATCTTCTCTTCAATGGGAGTGAGTTCTTCCTGAATTGCCAATACAGCATCAGCAATGTTTTGGGCATCCTCTTCCGGCTCCCATTCCCCGTTCTCCGTAGCTGCTGATTTATTTGCTCCAAATTCCAAAACACCGGGAGCTTTCGATCCTTGCTCTCCCGCACTCTTGGAAATATCCTCCTCTTTTATATCTTTTTCTTCCGCTGGTTTGGTCTTGCCACGGTCAGGAACGGGGGAATAATCAGTAACTTCATCTGTAGATGATAATCTTCGGGGTAATTTTATATACCCCCCGAACTTATTCTCGACAACATAGACCTTGGAACCGATCACCGGATTGTCCGCACGTTCTCCTTCCAAATCAGTATCCACACCATTCGGGCCGGATACTCCTCCCCGTTTGATTTTGAATTTGGAATTTACCAATGCCACCGAATTAAAAGTGTCTTTCCATTGCTGGTAAGCATCAAATTCCTCGTCTTTCAGGAACCCCTTGAAATCATATCTGGTATTTCCCACACGATTGGTCTGAACGCCTTTTACGAATTTATTATCATCATTCAGAACAGTCTCAAAATTATCATTGATGACATGGGTTTGCTTGTTGTTAGTGGCAAGTTCTGAATTGACCAGATTGTTCATCAGAACATTGCTTCCCGATCTTTGGGAAAGCTGAATGCTCTCCTGATCGGTTGTGTTTGTAATCACCAAAGAGCCACCCCTTTGGTTTAGTATCGTCCTATTTCTGTAAATTTTATCGGCCATAATCAATTCTCAAAATCGTTTGGATAATAAGGGGAAATTTTATTATCATTGTCGGTTCTATTTATCAGTGTCAGTCCACGGAAATCCTGCGACACTCCAAAGTAAATGGGAAAGTTTAAATCTCCCAGATAATGGAACACCCAAACCTTGGAACCCACTTCGGGAATACCGAACATTCCCTTGGATTTGTTTGTGAAATTATTCGATTTATATCCAAAAGCATAGGGATTGCATTTGACAGCGAAAACATCAAGAGGATTGGCAAACGCATCGGATACCATGGTATCCATGTTTTCATATAAAAATGAAGGGGAGAACGATCCCCCGCTTAAAGTTGGGACTTCAGTATTATTATTTTCGTAAGTCTCCGAATAGTTACTGTCCGTTATAACAGCCAAACCATCCCCATCCTGTTTGAAGTATCGTCCATTACCGGATTCTCCCATCAGAGGATAACACGGTTCCGCCCATGGAATGTGTTTGGAAATCTCTTCGTAAATCTTGATATCAACCCAAGTGTCTTCGGGGTTGTTGAGTCCGGGTCTTTGAATATTCATTTCCTCATATTTCTCAAACCATTCCTCAAAAGGTTGGTTGGATAATTCGGGAATGAATATCTTAACCCGATTCATTTTCAGGGGATCGTTGTTCTTGACCACAATTCCACGGTAGAACGATTCGTCGTTCCTTTTCGCCTCATTGCCCGCCCCTGATCCACGAATAAACACAACAATACTTAATAAGGTATCTCACATCACGAGCATCAAGGGAGGGTCCGTTGAGAATCCACCTTCAATTAAGAATTGTTCCAATTCTTTTTTCGCTTCCAATCCTTCCGAAAGAATGCTGGAACCATCAATGGAACCACCTCCGGGTAAAGTAACACCGGATATCTTAGTGAGTATCCGTCCCCACATGATCTTAGACATGGCGGTGGCGTATTCCAAAATCCACTTCTCCTTGATCAAATCTCTTAAAGGTTTTTCCACGTAGCAAGTGAGCAAGCCAAAAAATTGAGTGTTTTTCGGTTGAGGTATTAAACGGAGATATTGTGTTCTTGCATCAAAATAGATGTCCCGACGAGTAGCAAACATTTTTTCGCGGGTATCAATCCAATCCTTGACGGTGTGCCAAGATAGAATATCAAATCCATAGTTACCCAGCGAATAAGCGTGATAACTTTGTTGAGCCATGGTTTGTTCCACGGAAAACAATGTGTTTACACCTGTGGAAGAACCTTCCTCAAAAGAAATAACATCAACTACTTTGCGGTAATCCATGACATCATAATCAAACATATTATTGAATGTGTTCACATCATCCTGTTGTTCACACTGTATCGTGAACGGTTTTTGATAGGATTGTTGGAACAGCACACTCAAACCAGCATTGAATCCCACTAGAAGATCGTAAGTAGTTTGGTCAATAATTTGCATGGAAGTAATGCCATCGGAAGGAACCACTCCGCTTAATGCTGAAGAAGCTGTGAAATATGCGCTGGGAATTGTGGAAAGGGAAACATATAAAGGAGTTGGGAGAGTCACTTCATAATCCGGTTGTGGTCCGGTTCTCTTATCATTGAGCTTTTCCGATGGTGTGTATCCCGAATTGGCAACTGTGAAAAGATGATCCAATCGTAAGCCTTTGTTACCCTCATACAATCGGCTGTCAAAAATAAGATATTCTTTAGTGTAACCACTATATACTGTATAGAAGTCAACCGCCATTGATATGGCTTCGTGTAACTGATCGTAATGTAACTCCACATTAATCATGGGATGTCCCAAGGTTCTCAGAATCCTCTCTCCCAAACGCTGGTAACACTCAATCTTGGAATTGAGATTGGTGGACATGAAAGCGGAAATTGGTTCAACTTGGCATAAGCTCATAATCTTATTTAATCTGTTAAGTATTATTATGTCCTTTGAATCAAACAACGGTTCCATTTATTACGAATTATCCTGCGGCATCCCCACCGTTTCAGGTTGGAATGCTAATACCAACAACGGTTCCGCGTATTATTACCTATCTGCCAACGATTTCATCCTCTGGGGGCAGGACACCACTTACATCCACCCATCGTCCAATAATGGGAGTCAATTCTACTTCTATGACTGTGATAGACCCACTGATTCGGGTTGGAATGCTGAAGAAAACAATGGAACAAAATATTATTATAATTCCGCGTTCAACTGTGTGAGCTTTTGTGATTAACTTTCATAAATAATATTATGGATTTTTACGATTTTGTTCAACAACACGCCAATTTTATAAAAATTATTCTAGGGGCGATTGGTGCCATTATATTGACTTGGAAACAACTCAGGACTTTTATTGTCGAAAAATATAAGGAACGTCAGGAATATATTAAATCTCGGAATTCCATACCAGAATCTTTAAAAAATATTCAAGGAACTGTGTCAAATATTGATGATCGTTTAAAAAATGTTGAATATGAAATATCCCCGAATGGTGGGGGTTCCATGCGGGATTCTGTGAAAATAATCAAAGCTGAAATAGAGGCTATGTTTTGGCTCAATCCCAAACCATCGTTTAGAGTTACCTCCAAAGGTCTTAATATTATGGTGAATGAAGCATATTGTAATCTGTGTGCAACATCATCAGAAGAATTGCTTAGATTAAATTGGAAAAATTTCGTGGAAGACGAACATCAACTTGATGATTACATGCGTAGATGGGAGGATTCAACCGATGTATTTTCACAGTTTTCTGGTAAATTAAAATTTAAAAACTCCAAAGGCGAATATATGGGCGAGTGGATTGTGAAAGTCCGTCCTTTGGGGGCAATCGATTCGGGAAACGATTTCCTGTGGCATGGGACAATTTATCCTTTTGACCAGAAATCGAAAGAATATGCCAAGACTTATGGCATTCCTTTAAATTAAACTACTGTATATCCGACACATCCAATACTTTCAAAGATTGTTTCATCAAAATAGCTGCAATAATTCGATGATACCCATCCAAAGCCGTGTTATTATTAATGACGATTGGGTTATCGTGTAATTCATTTAAATTTTTCTTGTAATGATTTACGATTTGCTTCTGATCCCTATCAGCAAAATCTTTATATGCTTGAAATACCGTGGTATCATCTTTATATGTCGTCAATTTCAACAATTGATCTGGTGATAGTGTTTTGATCGGAATTTGGATATCCCCTATTTCGGGGTCAACAGCACTATAAAGTGCCTCGTTTTCAGGAACATCATATTCAATATCACCATAAATATCGTTCAGAGACATGGTATGGTTTTCCATACTTTCATATAATAGTGCTAGATTTTTGAAGTCGTGGGAAGTCATGATAATATTTAATTTGATGGTGATTTATCACAATTTTTTCTTTCCAGTTTGATCCGTTTAGTTAAATATTAATATGAATACGAAGGAATGCACTAGATGTAAAAGTGAGTTATCATTAAATTTATTTACAAAATCTTCCAAAAGTCCTGATGGTTTGCAATATGAATGTATTGAATGTGGGAAAGAACGAAAACGTGAATGGAGATTGAAAAATAAAGATCGTCATGATGCTTATATGGTAAAATACAGAGAAGAAAACCGTGAGCTTTGTATAGAGAGAGGTAAAATATATAGAGAAAAGAATTTGGAAAAGGAATTACTCCGTTCTAAAAATTATAAATTGAAGAATCCGGTGATTAGACAATTGGGTTCTTATAAGACGAATGCAATTAAAAACGATGCTTATCACGAACAACATGATCCGAAGATAGAAGCTGTTTTAATAGAAATGAAAATTAGATTGCAAAAATGTTTAGGTGTTAAATTTATATTACATAAAATAATCCCAATGAATAAAGGAGGTTATCATCATCACCAAAATATTCAAGTTATACCAAAATCATTCGAGGGAATAGCCAATAAATTAATTAAGCACGATAATCCCATATTAAAATATTGGGGGGACACTCCAGAATTTTTATGGGACAAGGCATTACAAATAGAAAATGTAAAATTAGAAATGAGTGGTAATAAAAAATGTTACTCATGCGATCAAATTTCCCCAATTGATAGCTTTTGTATATTACATAAAAAATTTAAAAATAGATCGTCTTATTGTGAAGCTTGCCACAACAAAAAATTTTCTGAATATTATAAAAATAATAAAGAACAATTAAATATTAAAAAGAATAATTGGGATAAAAATAATTGGGATAAGGTATTATTGAGAAATAGTAAAAGACGAGCGTTAAAAAAGAACGCAACACATCCTAATCACGATCAAAACATTGAAAAAACATATGTTGATATGCGAATCAGGCTGGAAGATTGTCTAGGTATCAAATATAATGTTGATCATATCTTACCTCTAACCAAAGGAGGTTATCATCACCATGGAAATCTCCAAACAATACCAGAGTCTCTTAACGACAGTAAGAGAGCTAATTTAAAATTTAGACACCCATCTCTGGTTCATTGGACGGAGCTTCCGGCGTTTCTGCTTGATCGAGTGGAGCTTCGACATTTGGAGCTTCTGAATCAGTTATAGCTGCGCCAGAGCCTCCAAAATCTGGAGGCATCCCACCACCTCCACTTGATCCTCCCATGGCTCCCATATCACCACCAGCTTCGCCTCCAGCTTGTTGAGCTAATAACTCTTTGTAGTTGGGTCCGAGTGTTTTTATTTGTTCGATTTCAAACATGTGTTCCGCTTCCACCTTCTTGAAATGTAGGTTGGCAAGGATATCGGAATCTCTCCAATCCAGATATTTCTTCATGGCATAAATCGTGGATACCATTTCATTACCCGTAATGTTATTGAAAGTCTCAATCTTAAGATTGAGCTTCTGGCTCTCCCGCATATCATAGAAATTGGTGGGAACATTGAATTCCACGCGGATATTGTCATCGAACAAATCCCAATCATCGAACATGTCCTTGAACTTGAGGTGTGTGATAAACGCTCTCTTGATACCTTGGGCAAAGCGTTGTTGTTGACGAATGATCATCTTGGCAAACTTCAGTTCTTCCCGAAGCATCTCCGTTCCATCATTATAACCCGTTTCATTATTCAAACGAGAAGTTGGAGTCTTGAGAGAACGATATAATTTCTTGATGAACCAATCAAGAGGTTCCATATTACCATCCGACATTTGACCCCCAAATGTTTCAACTGTAGTTGCCTCTTGTCCTTGTCTCTTGGCAAACCAGAATGAATCAAGCGTGGATTGAGGTGCGTATTTCTTGACAATATCTCCCTGATCCATGTCAAACGTCTTGGTTGACCAGTATTGGCTCTGTAGCTTGCGTAGGTAGGCTTCTGCTGCGGGGACGGGCAATCTTCCCACATCCACGTTGAAGAGGAAGCGGAGGGGCGCATGAACCATTCTGTGGATCACCACGGAATCCTCAATCATGGAAAGCTGTCTGTAAGCTCTACGGCAATTCTCAATGAAAGGAATGATAAAATCCTTGGTTTCATTATATTGCCCACTGTTCACATAGAGGACTTGGTTTTGTTCAAAGGGAATGTATTCATAGCGTTCTACCTTTTTATTATCCACCGAAGAGAAGATTGGCTTCTTGTAAATGAACGCTTTCACCAACATCGTCTGAATGTTGTCATATACAGGATCAAATTGTTCAGCAGGGAGGTTTTTGATGGCAACTACCCCTTGTTTGATATAATCATCTTTTAGAATCAATTCAAAGAACAGTTCGCCTTCAATAAGAAATTGGCGGAAATAATTCCAACCATTGTCTTCCAGTTCCATCATGGCAACGAAACGGGAGAATTCCTTCTCAATCTCCTCTTTCTTTTCCGATTCCAGATCAGTATTACGGATTTCTAGAGTTACAATCTCTCCGTTCTCATCCACATTGATCGTCTCATCGCAAATCTCATCCATGGCATCCGCCACTTCAGAGTAAGCGGCAATCATGCGGTAGTCCCGCAAACGCCCCGGTTTTTCCTCCGAAGCTTGGGAATACATCAAATCCGTAAAGGACTTGTCTTGGTAAATTGCGGAAAATGCAGTGTTGTTCCAGTCGTTATTGAGAGCTACGGAATTTCTAGCAATCGCTTCCGGTCTGCGTAAACCAATCTTTTGGAAATATTTATATTTTGTATTCTTCGCTTCGTCAGGAGTCTTCTCAATGAAATTCCCGCGATTCTTCAAATAGGATTGCATGTTCCTATCAAATGTGGAACCTTTACCATCCGTTCCTTGGTATTGTTTGTTTGAAGATGGTGTTGTTGAACTGCCGATACCCGCCATACTTATTATTTAAGCGGAATCTTCAATTATTCAATGAAATCTATTTAGGTATTTCAAAAGTGGAACCATCTGGTAATTGAACTGCTGTCGTGGACGATGGTAACATACCAGTCTCAATTGCATCATACAAAGCATTGGAAAAATATTGTTGTTGATACTCACTCATTGGAAATTTGAAAGTTACTGGTTCTCCACCGCTAGAATATCCCATTAACATTTCCAATTCACCGTCTGGTGTTCTGGTCGAAAGATTTCCAAATTCATCTTGCTCCAATTTAACAATACCTGATTGTTCTGAATACATCTCTGTTATAAGATTTGAAATTGCAAATTGATCTTTCGTAGTCATGATATTATTTAGTTGAATTGTTTTTTTTAATAGGATGCAACCCATCCCGCATCATTAGCTGTCACAAAAACCATATTTCCTGACAAATTACTAAAATAATTGGAACTTAGCGACACCGTGACAATATTATCATTCACTGTGGTAATCACATTCTCTGGTAACTGGTATGCGGAAATGGTGGGGAACTTGGCAGTGTCAATCTCCGTATATACCAATTCGGGAATATTATAAGCACCTGATAGATACCAAGTGTTATTATATCCAAATCGCTTACCATAGAATTGGAAGTTCCTGTCATTCAATTCCGTGACAACCAGAGAATCCCCTTGGTGAATACCGTTGATGAAATAATTGGTGAATTCTGGATATGCACTGATTGATACGCTATCCGTCACCACTCCTTCAGCACTGATCGCATCAAAGAGATTGTAATCACAGAAGCGGCTGCTAAACGGAAGCGCATGAAAGTCAGCATTGATTACATAGATTGGTGCTTGGGTCTGATTGTAATCCTTGAACAACCATCCCTTGACCGTGAAAGAAGTGGAAGCAGAAATTCTCCATTTCACATCGGGAGACAAGTCCTTGGGATTTTCATAGGAAATATCTCCCGACCACTGAATTTCCGAACGAATCTCATCAATGAACGGCATGTTGAATTTTTCAGGAATTTTCCAAGAAACCATGATATATGGATTGCAATTCACCACGAAATTCTGAATGATCTGATCCAAATCCTCCTTGAAATAGCAGATGATGTTCACATCCAGAGTAAGATTTACGGGAATTGGTTGGGGAATTTTAGCCATCCGATTCGTGGAATCCAACTGTTTTCTGTAAATAAATTGGCCTTTATTATGGATACGGGACGGATCACGCGCCAATGAGGTTTGCTCAATCGTCACCACGGGTAGGGTGAGTGTCTTGGCTCTATCGCTCAGATCGAGGAGAACACGGTGTTTCGGTCCATTGACGTATCGAACCTCAATCTTCTCCTTTGCTACACGGGTGCGAGCATCATAACGATATACGAATGCATCGTCAAACGCTGCAACGAACATGTTGAGGAGTTGGGAATTTTCAAAGAAGTAATTGTAATCGTTCATTTTTTACACGGTCTGATAATACTTAATATAATAACCTTCTCTCAACTTTTTTATGAAAAAATCATGGAAAAATCATTAAAATTTACTAAGTAATATAGTATGGAAACAATAAAGAAAAAAATAGAACTGTATGTGACTTCCGAGATGAAGGAACAAATTCGTAAAATTGCTAAGAAATCTGGTCTGACTATGACCGAATATATCAAAAGAATACTAGAGGATAAATTGAATGAGACTAACTGATAAATTTGAGAACAAACCGGGGGTGTATATCATTCGCAATGAGGTGAATGGGAAGTATTATATTGGGGAAACGATGAATATCCATAAACGAATAAGTGAACACCGATCCCATAAACACCAAGTTATTTCAAAAGCTTTTAAAAAACATGGTATTAATAATTTCCACGTAGAAATATACTACCTACCAGATGTCAATAAAACATTTTTACATGACTTAGAAGAACAATTAATAATAAAATATAATTGTTTGGTTCCACTTGGGTATAATGTTTGCACTAGAGGTTTAGATAATACTGGAAGAAAATATAGTGAAGAAAGTAGAAAAAAAATGTCACTAGCTAAATTAGGAAAGAAAGCATCACCTGAAGCTAGAATAAATATGAGCTTATCTAAGAAGGGTAAGAAAAAGAAACCATTCACAGAAGAGCATAGGGAAAATATTAGAAAGTCTAGATTGGGGGTTAAAGCTTCTCCAGAAGCTATTGAAAATATGAGAAGATCACAAAAAATCCGAGCTAATTCCGAAGAAGGAAAAAGAAAAACTGCTGAAATAATGAGAAAACGATACGAAGACCCCAACGAAAGATTAAAATTATCTCTAAAATTGAGCGGTGAAAATAATCCAAGCTATGGTAACCCAGTTCCAGAAGAACGAAGAAAAAGAATTTCTCAAAGTTTGATGGGAAATAAAAATGCCATAGGCGGAAACAAAATTAAAAATTCCCAAACCCCATTGGACGATCCTCAAACGACTTCGTAGAAGTGTTTTCTTTATGATAATTGAAAATATCAGCCAGTGTCATTTCCTTGTCAATTGTAATATCAAGATTACAATGATCAGCTAATCTCTGACCATCTTTAATGGAAAGCTCTCCGAAACGGTATTCTAGGTAGAGCCTACCCTTACGCAATAAGGCTGGATCAACTTTTTTCAAATCGCAATTGAATGTGCAAATGATACGCATACCCATACAGTCGCGGAGGAAACCATCGGTCATACCCAAAATATTTTGTGTTCCCGAATTCCTATCAACTGATAATATTTCTTCCGCATCTTCGATTAATAATATGCATCCGCGATTATCTAACATGAATGATATGAAAGATGGTTGGGAGATCACCGATACCATGGAGGGTGGAATATAGATCACATCATCTTCACATTCGGTGATGAGATTTTTAATCAGGTTAGATTTTCCAGACCCCGGCACCCCATGAAAAAGTAGCAAACTTTCTGGATGTTTATCCTTAACAAAGCTCATAATTTTATCTTTTGGAAACGCTTCTCCATAATATAGATCATATCTATCATCCTTAATTTCAATATCAGCAAAACTCGTTTTCTGCTTAGTTAATCCATGCTGAGTCTGAGCAATCATATAAAAGTTCTTTTCAGAAGTGGGGAGAAACAGAAATTCCCCATCCACAAATTCTTTCAAAAATTCCTCAATATTTTTTCTATTCTTAATCAGAGGTGAAAAGCTAATAGTGATCCCTCCACTATTTGGCGAGAAAACCTCCCCCTCATCATCCTCTTTCTCAACCTTATCTTCCGGCATACCAAATGTAGCCCGAACCATAAGCGTCAGATCGTCGCAGTAATAATACCCCGTGTTGTATTCGTTGATCTTGTATTGTTGTGTGACATCGAATTTCCATTTTCTCAGGAAATCATGGATTCTCTCAAGCTGCTGCTTGTCAAAAAGATAGTCATCTATTGCCAAAGACACATAGGAGATATTCCCATATTTCTGCTCAAATTCTTGGGGGTAATCGGAAGAGCCAAGGAATTTCCCCTGATGGGAAACCCAGAACACGTTCTCCAACGATTTGTCGATTATTGTTTTTAATTTACTCATTTTTTAATTAAATCTATCTAAAAAGAACTTCGGCAGCTTCTTCTTGTTCCTGTTTATAGCATCAAAAATGCTCCCGTCAAGTATGTATGTTTCGCAATAATCATCTTTTGATCTAACGCCGCGACCACAAGCTTGCACCAGTGTCTTCAACATCTGATTTCCATACCAATCCTTATCAAGCTTCATCAGCTTCTCCACCCGCACATCCTTGGTTGGTAGCCAAGGTGCCTTCAGGATGATCTGGAACCGCGCCAGATCGCCTTTCAGGTCAACACCATAGGTCATGGAGGGAGACACCAGAACAGTGGGTTCCTCCGACTCCTCATGCATTTCCAAAAGCTGCTCATTATTCACCCCCGGTTCCCGACAAAGTAAACGATCTGATTTTACATTATCTCGAATATAATCCGTCAAGTATTGGGTATGAGTGTGTATGATACCTTTTTCATCCCCATGGTGTTCAAGAATCCCCTTGATCTGTTTCACCAGAGTTGGAAGCATGGATTTCAAATTTTGAAAATTCAACTTTTGTTTAGCCATAATATGAATTGGAGATTTCTCAGGATTGAAATCAGTTCCAATATGAAGGTATTCATAATCCTTGATTCCCAGAGATTTGCAATATGCATCGGGATCAATGATCGTTGCGGACATGATTACCACCTTCTCCGCATGGGAGAAAAGGTGCTTGGACAGGACATCCACTTTCAGGGGAATGAACCGGATACCATATTCCACCCGCTCAATTATATAATCACTGTCATAGAATGATTCAGAGAGTAATCCCAAAGAATTGAAAAGATTCTGAAGTTTGGTATATTCCTGTTTCTTTTTATTGAACGTGATGATGTCTTTCTTGGCTGTATTGGAAGAGAACCATTCCTTGTAATCCTCACAAGACGTTTCGACTTTTTCCATCAGGGAATTTATCCATGAGAGAACCTTGGGCTTATTCTTGTCATCGTTGGGGAACGGTGTCACCAAAGTCTGGGTTTTCATCAGGAATGGGATATCAACCTCACATGTGAATTGACTCACCAATTGCTCTTCCAATTCCGATCCCTCGTCACACACCATCACTTGTCTCTTCTTGAGATGGTTTGGTAAGGAAAAAAACATGCTGTAATTCAGGGCTGCAAATTTGGAAGTCAGCATGTCATTACGGGAATTGTAATAAGGGCAGCGATTTGCTTTCCAGCATTCGGTCTTCTGGTTTGCCACGTAGATGCAGGGAGCGACATCGACCGATAGTGTGTCATCCACATCGCATTGGTAATTGCTCTTGCCTTTTAACAGTCCCGTATCATCGAAGGTCATCTGATATTGGTCTTGGAGGGATTTGGTAATTGTCAGGGCATAACAGCCAAAAGGTTCAAAATCTGAAACCAATCCCGCTCCATCCTCCCCAAAGATGCTGTAATTTCTGACGATCCTTTCAAATTCGGCAGGAACATCTTTGGATACATTGCCAAGCGTCTTTGCCAAATGTGTTTTACCAACACCCGTATCGGCATGGACGATCACGAATTTCTTACCATTCTCAAATGCTTTTTCAATGGCATTAAGAGCTTTGGCTTGTTTGTCACGGGGATTGAATCCCTCTGGAAAGTTTAAGATTAAGTTATTCATTTGTTTTTATAAAATTCTTCCAATGCATCACACACCACTTTAGCCATGGATTGAGTATCACACAATGCCCAATGTTGTCGTCCCTTGGAATGGACTTGGTATATTCCATTGAATTCCCTGTATTGGAATATTTCACCACCCCTGTATTTTTCAGTCGGTTTATCTGGATATTCTATTGCTATCATATTCATTTTTCTTTTACTATAAATGTTGTGAAAGCAAGGTCATCATTAAAAGATGAACTGCTATACAACACGAATTGTGTGTGGTGTGTTATTGTTTTTGTTTCTCCGTTTTTATATTTCACTAGATAATCATACTGTGGATACTCCACATACATATTCTCCCACATACTAAATGCGTTCGTTGATAATTTGTTACCACTTTCAACCATCCCATATTTAGGAATAATATATTCAGCCAAAAATTTTCTAAGAACTCCTTTGTTTCCTCGCTTATTCCAAGTTATTTCCGTTTGGATGTAATTAGACTTTGGATCAAACCTATAAAAAGCGACCAATTCATTATTTTTTAAAATGTAATATTCCCCATATTCAAATTCAGTCTGATAGTAAACATTCATGGTATTCCACTCAGTTACAAATTTCATTTGTTGAACCTTTTCAACGGAAAAATTGGACATGTGTTCTTCAAAATCATCGTCCATTACCCCATAATTCCAAGGACTTTCATTCATCAAAATCCTTTGGATATTTTCTATATCCCTCTGTTTCATATGGGTATGATACCCCACCAACAACGAATGTCAACCCGTGATCACGTAGAGATGATTATCGAAGAATTTTGAAGCTTCCGATTTGTTCAGCATCCGCATTTTCCAATACACCTCTTCCGTTCGGGGACAAAACGCACTCAGGGCATAATCGAAAATAAATCCCCCCTCCGTGAGCTTGATGTCATAAGGATAGGAGATTTCCCATTCCTTGACTTCCCCTCCTTCTTCGATTTTGAATTTTACGAAATTCTGCTTGGTGTTGAACATTTGTATTTTACCCTCCCTGATGGTTCGGGAGTTTAACACAAATTTCACTTCACGGAAAATCAATTGTTTAAGATGTTCTTCAATTTTAATCATTTTGGAAAGGGGTCAAGGTTCAATTCAATATCCATGTATCGCATCTTTTCGTTGGGACTCATGGGAAATATTTTTTCATTAAAGAACGGCCAGAACGTATCATCTGCTGGCATTTGTTGAACGAGGTAGCACATATCCATTGATATATTTCTATATGATTGCATGAAAATATCCCATGCTACCACGATATTATGTTTACGTTCGTTGATTTTCTTGGGTTCCAGAGAACCTTGATACTGGAGGGTTCTCAATCCGTTTTCGGATCGTAGAATCTCGTTGCTATTGGTGCATAGCATCTGGCGAATCTCCGGTCTTCCGGGGGCGCGTTCCGGTCTTCTACGGACGATCATCAGATCACAGATATTGCTTTTCAGCAAACGCTGTAACTCAGTCCGTTTTATTAGTCTCATTTATCTCACAAACGCCAAACATGCGTTGCTCATTCAAGAACAGTCCGTTCTTCACTTTTCCGTAGCCTTTAACTTCCAGATTACTCACACCACTTCCCATTCCGCTGGGAAACACCACAATCTCTCCAACTTCCGTGAAGAGAACATTCGGTCCTTTTAAAATCACTTTTCCCTTGCGCCACATCTTATCCACATTTGCAATTGGAATCAGAAGACTACCACGCTGGACAAAATCGCCCGATTGTTCAGTTCCTTGGGCAATGTCACAATATTCCACAAGCATCACATCATCCATCAGGCGGGAGAGGATATAATCATCCATACCGAAGTCTGTGGGAAGGTTGGGATCATTTAGATCAATGTGGGATTTTTGGGGTGCTAACTTATCAATGCTTACTGTCATGAGAATATTTATTCATCTTTTTTGGAAGGCAAGCGTTTTTTAGAAATATAATTAATTCTTTTCCGTTTCAACTTGGGTATCAAGTTCTGAAAGAAACGAAATTGTTCTTCATCAGTCTCAAAAATCTGACTATACTTATTTACCGTCTCATTGGCATAATTCAACAGATCGTCATCATAGAAACTCAGATAACGTGTCACCATGTAAGGGGAGAACTCTTCCAACAATTCGTTGGTCATCTCTCCTTTCTTATCAAAGATAATATGATTTATGGTGTTAAACATCGTGTAGTATCATATCCTCTCTGTAAATGTCTCCATGTTCTCCACCATCAGCAAACCATTTGGATGGAAAGTAACAAGTCTTTCCCCCAATTAAGGATGCCCACCAAGAGAACGTGGAATTGCTTCCCACTATAATATCACATTTACTCATCATGGCAAGCTCTTTCACATCAGAATCGGTTTCAATCAAAGTGTAATTGAACATATTAAATTCTTTTGTAACGTGTTCAGGAGAATCCGTGAACATATAAATTTTGGTTCCTTTTACCATTTCGGGGGCAAAAATGTTGAGGAAATAATCGAAATATTCTGTCTTACAGACATAATGAATATTTGGATATATCAAATAATCCCCCCTTCTTACATGGAACGCCACTCTGATTATGGGATAAATACTGGGAGTTGAATTACTATCCCCAAAGTCCAATAACGATATAAATTCATCCTTAAATTCCTCAAAATATTTGAGGGATTGGAAATATCCATGAAGAGAAACACTTCCATGATGAAAAGGTAATTCATCGTAATTGAATCTCTTCTCGTGAAGAGAAATCACATCTCTAGTAACTGGTGGAGAACCATATTCAAAATTGCGAAAGATATTATCTTTATACGATAAGACGCTATTACCTTGACCAGCATTCCAATTATCGGGAACGATTATCAAATTCTTGTCATGCTTTTTGGCATAGGCGTATCCCGCAGCAATAATGAATAGCTGGTTTCCCAAACCACCAATTGGATGCACGTAGCAATTACTCATGGGAGCATCTTACCATTCCAAGAAAGGATGTCAAGGTGCTGAAAAATACAAAAACGGACACTTTCCGTCCGTTTTTTAATATCCAAGCAACCTTTTCCTGCGCGTATCAGCCGTGGACACCGAGAACGTCTCAGAGAACGCTGATACGGGAACGGTAGTAACCGAACTGAGGAACGGGAAAACCGAATAGGAATTGTCGGTGTTGACAACTGCCATATCGGTGAGGTGGAGGGAAGACGGGATGTTGAACACCGATCCCAGAACATTCACCGTGACGTTTGGAAAGGTTGCAAGGGAGAATGCTGATGCGGTGTGAACGGTGCTACCCACAGAAAAATTCACGGGGGAGAAAGCGAGTCCTACATCGGTGGTGGAAAGGGATACGACTCCAACTTGGCGACTTGTAACCACAACGTCTGCCCCAGAGAGATAGGTGACACCCGTGGCAGATAGGGAAGTGTTCGTAAGGTTCGGGGTTCCGGTTTTTTCAGCGGAAAGGAGGACGGTTTGGAACGTGTATAGGCTCATAGTATTATTTAGTAATTTGGGTAATTATTTTCAAAGTATTCTATGAGTTTGGAAGACACGGTATCCTTTCCAGCTTCAATATTATCAAGCTCGATTTTTTCCAAATCTTCTGCAACCTCATGATATGCGGATTGTGGAAGATTGAATCTTGGTAATGATAGAATTTTAATCCATTTAACTACCAACGGTGTCTTCGCCACATTTGAATATTTTAAATCAAAAATTTTATCATTATAATATGCCTCGATTTCTTCGCACAGCCAATTTCGTCCGCTATCCCAATAAATATCACCCTCTTCGTTTTTATCAAACCATCCCCTAAACCAATCCAACAAGTTCAAACGGTTTTCAACTGTTTCTTTTGAATATGGTCGTTCAACGTAAAAAGCGTCTATTTCTGCCAACTCGTAAGCTTTTTGGATTGCGGTTTCTGATACTGTCATGTATTAATTTAACACAATTTTTAAATTTGTCAAATATTTTTATTGAAATCTGTTTTTGGTCTGATAGTCTGTTAAGTAATAGTATGGCTAAAAAATACTCAACAGATGAAGTGATCAAACTTTTCAAGGAGAAGCATGGGGATAGATATGATTATTCGATGTTTATTTATCCCGGTAAAAAGAATGATAAAGGGATTGTGATTTGTAAAGATCATGGTCAATTTCTAACTTCCAAGCAACATCATTTACAAGGTTCTGGTTGTCCTGATTGCGCGGGTGTCCCAAGAGGGGGATTCAAACGAAGAACCCAAGAACAATTCATGGAAGAATTGAAAGAAAAATATTCGAAATTTCAGGAATATGATTTTTCTAAATTCATATATAAGAACAACACCACCAAAGGAATTATCGCATGTCCCAAACACGGAGAATTTCAAATCACTCCCAAGCACTTGTTGGCAAGACAATATGGTTGTTCCGAATGTTCGGGAAAGAAAAGATTGACGATTGAAAGGATCAGGGAATTAACATCATATCAAATTCCCAATCAGGAATACACAAACAATAAAACACATATTAAAGCTGTGTGTGAATTGCATGGAGAATGGTTGGTTAGACCGGATAATCTTCTTCACTCTAAAACAAGATGTCCAGTATGTGCTGAGAATCTATCTAAGATTGAAGAAGAACTTAGAGAATTTGTGGAGTCTGAATTGGATACCGACATTATTAGAAACGATAAACAAATTTTAGATAAAAAAGAATTGGATGTCCTATCCCCAAAACACAATATTGCAATTGAGATGAACGGGTTATTTTGTCATTCAGAAGAAGAAGGTAAGGACAAACATTATCATTTATACAAGACAAATAAGTGTCTGGAATCTGGTATTCGTCTGTTTCACATATTTGAGGATGAATGGCGGAACAAACAGGAGATTTGGAAATCCATTATTAGATATAATTTCGGGAAAGTTCCCAATAAAATCCATGCTAGAAAATGTGAAATAAGAATGGTTGACAATTTCAATACAAGACATTTTCTAAACGACAACCATCTACAAGGATATTCCAATTGTTCAATTTCGCTAGGACTCTATTACAATAACCAATTGGTATCCATATTAACATTTGGTAAAAGTAGATTCGATAAGAATGTGGAATGGGAGCTTATTCGTTTCGCCAACGTATTGAACACTTCGATAGTCGGTGGATTTCAGAAGTTGTTCAAACACTTCATCAGAACTTATAATCCAAATTCCATAGTATCTTACGCAGATAAGCGATATTCAATTGGTAATATATACCGTAGTGTTGGTATGAAAGAGATTCAAAATGATGCGGTGAATTATTATTATTTTAATAAGCGAGAAGGTATTAGATATTCTCGCCATCAGTTCCAGAAACATAAGCTCGAAGATAAGTTACCAATCTTTGATGAGTCGTTGAGTGAAGGGGATAATATGAAGATGAATGGTTTTTATAAGATATATGATTGTGGTAATTATAAATTTGTGTGGAGGAAATCATTGCAATAATTGATTCCGGTATTAAGTATTACCATGAACAGAAAACAATTCAAATTATACGTCACTATCAACAAAATCAATGGCAAGGTTTATGGGGGAAAACATTATTGGTATCCAAAAACTAGATATATGGGTTCTGGTTATAGATTGCGCCAAGCTATGGTCAAATATGGAAAAGAAAATTTTGAAACTAGGTGGTTTAATTTAAAGATAACTACACCAGAAGACTTGAATAGATTGGAAATCAAGTTAATCAGAAGGCTACACCACAAATTCGGTAAGAGTAATTGTTACAATATTCAAAAGGGTGGTAGGGGGGGTTATTACACTGAATACATGGATGAAAATGAATTGGATGAAGTGTATTCTAAAATAAGCAGTGGTCTTAAAGAAAAATATAAAGACCCCGAACATTATGATAAATGGAAAGAATCCTTAAAGAAAAGGAAAGCTACGATGGATTTAAGAAAATCTAAAGAGGGTAAATCTGATAAGGAAATTAAAAAGAGACAATTCATGCTAGATAATGGATTCGGTATTGTCACGTATGAGATATCATATCCCGATGGCAAGTCTGTCGTTGAGAGTAAAACACTCAGAGATTTTCTAACTGAATATAAAACAGAAGATCATGTATTCTCGCGCATCAGAACAAACGGCGAATATGTCTTCAAGAAGAGAACCAAACTTACAAAACACCCATTTCCAGTTAAGACGGTTATAAAATATATTTCAGAGATAAGAACATTCGATACCTATAAAAACGAGGAAACCCAAGGGTCTTCGGCACCTTGGGTTTCAGATTTGATTTGCGTAACTGCTTGAGTATTAACGACTTAGAGGTAGGTTGAAACCGACCCCGGTGTAAACGCAGTACCAAGACCCTTTACGATGATAAGGTGGTAATAGAGCGATGCACCAAAAATGTTGTTCACAATCCCGTAACGAGTCATAAGACCCACACGAGGAGCGAAATCATTTGGTCCAATCGTTCTTTGCACCATGATCGGGATATACGGACAGTATATCAGACCAGTATCATAGTATTCAGAACCCTTGTAACCCAACAGCGCATATTCCACACCACTGGTTTGACCAGAGTAGTAGTTAGGGCTATAGAGCGAGGAATTCTGAACTTCAGTCCGAGTATCACGATAAACCGTCCAGCGGCTACCAACAGTACCAACTTTTGCGATACCAACACCAGCAGTCGAGACTGTGCCATTGATTTCGTAAACCTTAAAGTCAGGAAGCATTTCGAGGATGCTGCAAACACGAGGAGTGGCGATAACAAAGTTAGCGGCACCTCTACGGTTACGAGCAGCCATACGACCACTTTCGATAATAAGGCGTTGATAGAAGGTAAGATTCCGTTCAGCAGTCCAACGTCCATCCGCACTAACAGGACTCCAGATGGAGAAACCTGCGCCAGCACCAGCATTGAAGGCAGTTTGGATCATACGCATCACAACTTCGCGGTCGATTTCGGCTTGGATTTCATACGACATTGCATTCGTAAGTTCTCCATCGATATCGATACCGTTCATGTTTTTGATGTCTTGTTCCAACTCAACCGACCAGCGGGTAGCTAATCTACGTGTTCCGGCCTCAACAGCGGTCTTTTCAAACTTGAGTTCGATTTGAGGGATTTTACCCGTCAATTCGTAGTTGCTCAAAAGTTCAGCAATACCACGGTCTTGATCTGCGAATGTCCAGTGTTCGGTGTTACCCGAAAGGAATCCAGCAGATGTGCCAGTGAAACGTGTGTCCAGAAGTTGATAACCAAGTTCGGTGTCTGGAAGACCAGTACTACCATCGTAAGCAGCTTTAAGCTGATTACCGAAGCTAGAACCAGTTCCACCTCCAGAGGTCTTGCCGTCGATGCTACTATCGCTCAGAGTATCACCTTGATAGGCGTAACGAAGAGCGAAAGCAAGACCAACAGGACCACCCATAGGCTGAACGCCTACGATCTCATTGGAAATCAATTCAGGGAAAGTGCGTCGAATCATAGGAATCAGAATCTTTGGCAGACGAGCATCACCAGTAGCATAGGAGTCGCTGTTAGCGATACCGTTGCCAATGGAAGTCGTTGCACCGAACACACCACCGGAGGCAGCAGTATTCGATTCTTGGTAGCACCACTGTTCTTGGTTCTCAAGGAGCATTGCAGTGGTCTTGTAAACGTGTTCGTTCCGAATAGCTGGGATCGAGTCCGAGCTATAATCGAGAACCTTACGCCACTTGGCAACTGCTTGTTGCATCTTGGAGCCTTGGATATCAGTAGATGGTAGATTATTCATATATTTGACTTTCTATTCACATTGTTCAGGAATTGCTTCCTCATAGTGCGGGTTGGAAATTTTTTACCTACGGAATGTTTGTTGTTTCAAAACATCCAGATAAGGATCAGATTCTTCATCCGTATTATTATTTACCTTTTCAGTAACAATTTTTTGTTCTTTTACGAAATCGGGCTTGTGCTTGCGGTTTTGAACAGCTTCTTCCTTGATGGTTTCCAGTTGCTTTTTCTCTTGTTTTTCAAAGAGGCGAACGGTGTAATCAAAGTTATCCTGAATGAATTGCAGGGACTTGTCTCCCAAAGCCTTCTTCACAAAATTCTTTTTGGTTTCAGGATACTTGGAAGTTCTGCCTTCAAGGAAAAGTTTGACTTCCGACTTGTTCTTGGATTCGGTGAGGAAGCGAACGTTCTTTTCAAGTTCAGCATTCTTATTGCGGAGCTTGTCGATTTCACTCTTACCTTCCACGATTGCCCCAGATACGGATTCCTTCATGACAGCAAGATCGATTGCAAAGACCTTTTTGAGATTTTCCAGAACATTCATGGCTGTCTTGTTCTTGACAGCTTCCTTGATATCTTTGGTTGGAATGGATTCATCAATGAACTCGTCAAGGAAAGCACTAACGGATTCCGTAAGTTGTTTTTTGAACTTGAGAAGATCGCCGTTCTGTTCGCGCTCATACTTTTTGATAACCTTGACCAGCTTTGCGGTCTTATCTCTATCAAAAGCTTCCATGATCTTTTTCATCTTGACCGTGCGATCCTTATCAACGGATGTCATCAGGGTCTTGAGTTTGGAGGCATATACTTCATCCTGTTCCAAAAGGGCAGCTTCAACGGCCAGATCAATCTTGGATTCAAGGGATTCCTGAATTGCCTTGATGGATTCATCGCTGAGTCCCAGACTTTTTTGGATGTCTTCCGAGAAAAGGTTCGTGCTTTTTTTCTTCATATTATTATTTAGAGATCGGGTATGAATTTTTTGAAAATCAGAACAAAGGATTGTCGATTTCTTGAGCAATTCTCTGTTGGATTTTGAAATTCACAGCATCCTTGAGTTGTTTATGAGCTTGGGCATGATCATTGGTCATGATAGCCTCAATGAATTTGGAGAGATCGGTTGATTCCTTCACACAATTGTTGACAGTCTTTCCACCCTTTTTCTTGGTGCCTTTCTTTTCGTAACCTTTCCAACAGGCTTTTTCCTCATCCTCATCATTTTTTTCATCTTTCAATGGTGGGAGATTATTAACTCCATAAATTTTCATACCTTTATGTGTCCAAACCGCATCATGTTGTGGTAATTTCTTGTAACCCATGGATTCAGCCTGTTTAATACGTTTGGTTCTCTTATCATCACCGGATTCCTCATCCTCATCAAAAGCGTTCCCGCGATTATACGATCCTTTGCCCTTCTTCGGCTTTTCCGTTTTGGTTGCGGGGGCAAAATTCTTGCGCTGTTTCACTTCCGGTCCATCGAAAACGTGCTTGCCCTGTTTCTTCAAATCTTTATATGTTTTGCCCATAGTATTATTTAGATTTGTTGGATAAACTTTATGATCTGTGCGCGAAGATAATTATCAACATCGTGTTTTGGAAGTGTTTTTAGAGCTTTGCCAAAGTCCTCGTAGATTTGTTCGTAATCACCGTTTTCGGTAATAGTCCAACTTTTACTTTCAAGAATACCGTCAACAAAAGCTGTTGGATATGATGGATCGGCAACACAGTCGATTGCAACCAAATGCATGTTTTCCACAACCTTATGACCAGACGCTTCACGCAACGATCCAAGCGATCTAGTACTCATACCGAGGGAAACTCCATTATTGATGAGTCCGCGAACAATATTTCCACATATCATGCCTTCTCCAGAGAGAATCTTTGATTTCCCAACCCATGCCTTACCATCTTTCCTGAGTTCAGTAACAAGGTGACATGCACGCTCTGGATTTACCTCACTGGTATTGGAATGATTTAATTCCCCAAGTGATCGTTTAGTTACAACCATCTCATTCAGATACCGATTAATTTCACGATCAAGCTCATGCTCTGGATAGATTCTCCCGTTCTTATTAATCTCCGAACCAAGGTAAACCCCCTGCACATATAGATTACTACCACTTCCACGATTAGTCTGTTCTTCGACAATTTCCAATCCATCGAAGTTGGTGGGATCATTGTACATCAGCTTTAGTTTTAATGCCATGTTCTTATTTATGTTTTAAATCAAAAATTCCATCAAATATCCACCAGTATCCCAAAATTTATCAACATTATCAGCCAATAATTCTTCATCGTGGGTGTAAATCTTATCATGTTTCGCGTTGATAAATTTCCAACAAACTGGTTCGATGGTATCTTTGACGATAAATCCTGATTCTTCAAATAGTGTAAGATCATCCCAATCAAATAACACATTACTTACTATTGTATTTAATTCATGATCATTCATATACTGTCTTATCATAGATTGAAACACTTTAGACATATCAACATCGTGTTTATTGGCTACTCTTAATACAGTGTTATCTTTAAACGATATACAACCATATATATCTCCATCATTACAACAAACCATATTAATACAATTTTTCATCAACCCCAATGGGTGATTATTGATTATAAAATCATTTATGGAATCATCTCCAACATATTCAAATACACACGAGTCATTTGCTTGGGTTCTCAATCCCAATTCTCTGAAAATTTTGTGTTTGAAGTGGTCTGATCCTATAATCTCATTTTCATAAATGTGTGTCAATTTTATACCTCGTTTATAACATTCTTCGGTTTTCCACCTATGATAGTCAGAATCCTTACCCATAACTTCTCCATGATATCTAAGTCCGTTAATCTCAAACCCTATACTCAAATCAGGGGTTAATATATCAATTTCGTATATTTTACCGTTATCATCTTTATATCTAGTGTGTTGGATGTGTGATATTCCAAGATCGTCCAACGTTTCGGACACTCGTTGTTCCAATTTTGATATCTTCATCCCACATTTTAAACACGGATGATTTAAAACAAAAATATTCATATCAAGAAATCTTACAAATTCTCCATGCTTTGAACATGTTAAAAATATCTCATTATTGAATCCCTTGAACTTGCTTTCATCTATTACCAACTCGAAATTATTATGTTTAAAATGTTTTTTAACTTTTGTTAGAGATTTTTTAACTCTGATTTCATCTAAACATTTGTCACATCCACCACCTTTTAATAAATTTTGGGGAAATCTTGTAAAGTCTCCATGTTTGGGACATGTAAGAGTGACAGGATTTTTTAAAGTGGTATAATTAACCTTACTATAATCATACTTATCACCATGTTTTTCTTCTAACTTTTCTATATAAGATTCCGTGGTAAATAATTGTTGATATTTCAAACTTTTTCTATCATCCCCACATTTTTTACAACCACTACCATTTCTATGTGTTCCCGCCTTTTGTGTGAAAATTCCATGTTTTGGGCAAATTATTCTAACTGATTTAGACAATGTTTCGTATTTTGAAATAGAATAATCATAATAATTATTATGTCTTTCAACACACGAATTTAACCATTCTTCATATGGGGGACTTTTCTCGTGATTGGCACATTTAGCACACCCATAACCGATTTTATGTTCACTGGCTTTTTGATAAAACCACCCATGAGTTGGGCATCCTATTTTAATCAGACTGGAACCGTTTTTATATTCCAAATCCGAATAATCGTATTTATTACCGTGTTTTATTTTGAACTCTTCAATTGCCTCCTCTTCAGTTCGCTTTCTTTGGGTATTACACTTATGACACCCATGACCTATTTTATGTTTTTTTGGAGACTGCTTAAATACTCCATGTTTTTGACATATGATATCGACTAAATTTAGATTACCAGTATAATGAACTAATGAATAATCGTATTTATCACAGTGTATTCTTTTGAAATGATCTATAACATCTTTATTACTATGATACTTTCCACCCATAGTATTATTTAGTCCCATGAATGGACTTTGATATCAATTTAGTTCTTTTTCCGTAATAATAATGAATTCCATCCCATGTTTCTTGGCGAATTCTTTTGCGAAAGCCCACTTGTCACAATTGTTTTTCCAAGCAACCTGTTCATATAACAGATTGGATTTCTTCTTACCCTTCCCAGCTTTCGGCTCTTGCGTCTGCTTCCAAGGCTTGACTTCCACCAAATATTTCTTGACAATATCCCCTTCCTGTATCTTTACATAGGCATCAATAAAATATTTACGATTCTTTTTCAAAAGAGTATCGAAATAAGGCACAATAATGTCCTCACTATTCCATTCCACCACATTGGGATTATTATCACAAAAGCGAAACAACTTTAATTCCAAACCGGATCGGTATATAATATTATCAATATTGCCGACATATTTATTTAGATTTTTGGGTGCGTAGAAACCTTGATGAAACTTATTATTCCGTTTTGATAATCCCAAAGAACCCATAGGATTATTTATTCTTCGAGAATAGATTCTTCTACAATCACAGGTTCCATAATCGCTTCTGATTCATGTGTTTTTTCAGATATTTTTACACCTTCCACATCGAAGGTCATCACCTTCGGTATTTCTGATTTGCATCTAATATCCATAACTCCATTAGATGCAAGAATATTATTAAATGCTGTAGCTGTTTTGAAATGTTTCTCGAATATATCTTCAAAAACTCCTTTTACTAAAAGTTCATTTATAACTGATTCGAGTCTATCATTAGGTAAACTCCAAAAATAATCAAAAGAGTTGTTCAGTGATGAAACCGCCGCCTTTAAAGCTCTGATTGTATTGTCAGCTAGTTTTTCAATCTGATCAATATCCTTTTGTGTTTGTGTTTTGTTTGTAATCATAGGTATGTTAGTGTCAATCCCTGTGGGATAAATAATGATAGATTTAAGTTCTCGTTTGTTCTTGCTCCGAAATATGTTCCGGTTCCTGCAGTTCCGGTTCTGCTTGTAGGTCCACCTGAAATTGTCTGAATTAAAGTTCTATTATTGAAAAATGAAACATTTCCCAATCCATCGCTGTAAATCTCAATGTAATTAACTGGATATGGCCATCCAGCCATATTATAAATTGGAAGTGTTGTTTGGTTTAAAGATGTTCCATTATGAACCATTCCATATAAAAATCTATTGGAAATAAATACACCGATTCCCGCCTCGGTAAGAGGACCAAATGTGGTATCACCACGGTTTCCCCCAAACCTTAAATAACCTTCCGCATTGGCGGCAATGCCTTGGTTACTGCCATAGTTGTGAGTGATTCTGAATCCAAAAACCAATTTTCTATCAAAATATACACCACTATTACTATTATTGGCATGTGTCCCCCCCGGAGGACAATAAGTATAAGGCGCATAACCACCAGCATATATAGCTGCCCTGTTTCCAGATACTGTGGAGGTATTACAAGCAAGTATGTTTCCGCCAAACGCAGCTGCCGTGCCACTGCCTAAAAGTGAAGGAGTCCATCCAGTATTCTGATCTATATGAATAGACCAACCACCAAATGCTTGGGTATATAAGAGATCACCTAGACTTTTTGTAATAACCGAATCGCTCGTTGAGGATGTCTGGTTTGGTGCTGTTATTTGTCCATTACAAATCAAGTCATCTGTGAAGGTTTTATCGCCAGCAATACTTTGATCACCTGTATTATATACAATATTACCGGAGTATATATTGGTGGCAGATATATTTCCCGAGACTGTTAATTTTTCATTTGGAGTAGTTGTCCCGACACCGACATTTCCATTAGCATCAATTCTCATCCTCTCAGAACTAGCCGTAGAGAAAGCTAGTATATTTGTACCAGCCCTCCACATACCTAAACTTGACTCCGCAGTAAATGTATGAGAAGGAGCATTTACTGTCCCTGATCCACCTGCAACATTACCTAAAGTGCTAATACCTCCACCTGCGGTAAAAGTGGTCGCATTTGCACCAGAACTTGTGAACACAACTGAATTACCAGCTGTTTTATAAAACCCAGTAGTTTCCCAACCAATAGAAGGTGCGCCGTTTGAACCGTTTGATCCAAGTTGTATAGTTCCAGCTGCTGTATTTGTAGCGCCGATACCCAAACCGCCAGTAACAAAAGTATTCCCAGCTACAGTTAATTTTTCATTTGGAGTAGCTGTCCCGACACCGACATTTCCAGTTTTAAGAATTGTGAATAGTTCAGTGTCATTAAATACATTTACTGTTGTATTATTAGACGTAGTTGCATACCTTATTGAAAAATTATTTGAAACACTAGGTCCACCCGCAAATAATCCCCAGTGTTTATTATTACCTGATGTCGGAGCAGATGTGAATACTAATCCACCTGCATAACTTGCAGAGTCAGCGGCAATAAATTGCATCAAGCCTTCTGTATCATCAAGAACGAACGAATTTTGACTAAATCTATGTGAGTTAGGTGTCAAATTGCCAACAATATCTATTTTTGAACGTGGCGAAGTAATTCCTATACCGACATTTCCATTAGCATTAATTCTCATCCTCTCCACGCCATTGGTTGACCACGCCAACGTATCGGAAGCAGGACTCCACATTCCACTATTATCATCACTTGTAAAGTTATAAGAAGGTTCGATTACTGTTCCTGCATTTACAGATACTTTTGAAGATGACAATGACCTCGATCCAAGATCAACATTATCAGTTGCTCCGGTGTATGGTACATAATCACTAAGCAAGACGCTTACAGGAACAGGAAGCAAAGTTCTTACAGGCGTTTCTCCTCCGAATTGGAATTCAAAAGAAGCACTACTGCCACCCCCGACTTTGGAACCATAAAATTTAAGAACGAGTCTATCAGTATCGGCAAATACACCATTGTTGAAAATGGCAGAACTAGAAAATTCGGAATAAAAATCTGATGTAACAGTGCTAGTTGGATCGCTAGCAGTTATAAATTCTTCGGTTCCATCCGAATCCCTTTTGTAGATATGAAAATGAAACGATCCTCCAGCAGAACCAGAACCAGCAACCTTTTTTACATTACCAATAGTGGTGGTCGCAAAAATACCAACATCTCCCACAATCACACCAGCATCAAGAATAAGTGATGCTATTAGTTGATCCGTTCCTGTTATCGGCCCAGTTGGAATATTGACCGCCGTATCGTCATAATCTGGATCAAGATTTGAGGTTACTAATCTTGAATATCCGCCTATATCAGAAGCTGCACTGGTTGCATATAAGATAAGCGTAGATGCCATATCCGTTGTCTTCACATAGCTTGTGTTATCCAGAGAGCCATCTCCTTTTACAAATTCCGAGGATGTGCCGCCATTAGTAATGAATGCTGATGCCTCTATTACCGATGTTAAATTGACTGAATTGGCGGAAAGATTATTAACCTTTATTGAATTATTAGTGATATTACCCCTAGATGTAACAATATCTAATGTATCATTCTCTGATGGATAAGGGATTCCAAGATATTGTGATGCGCTGATGGTTCCAACCACTGTTAAGTCACCATTCATGGTTCCCCCATCTTGGTATTGGGTGGCATTAGTCCCCCCACCAGAGGCATATACAGCTACATATTTACGGAGATCGGTCTTTACATTCTCAATCTTATCATGAATTTTAGTATTCCATTCCTTCTCAATCGAATCCCAATCCTTGACAACCTTACCAGATTTCTTCGTTTCCAAAACGTATTCAACGGGTTTTTCAGCTTTGATCTTACGAATCTCCGTAAGCAGATTATTTCTGCTTTCCTGAATTAGATTTTGAAAATATTTTCTAGCTTCGTCGGTAATATCAAGGGTTTCTTCCTTAACCAATTCTAGCTTTTCATCAAAGTAACTTACGACTTCTTGTTCCTTTTCATCCAGTTTTCTTTCAAATTCTTCAGAAATTTGAATTACTTTTTTATCAACATTACCCACACGGGAAAGGGCTTTTTGAACACCTTTGTTCAGGGAATTGTTGAGTTCAATGTTGGCATCCCGAATCGCAGATAATTCTTTATCAACTCCTTCAAGTAAGGAAAGATCAGCTTTCTCTTTCAGTTTGGAATTTAAATTATTATCAATCTCTGAAACCTTTTCATGAATTTCAACCGCGATATCATGAAGTTCTTTATCAACTTTTGGATTGATATTATTTTCATACAAATCCTTGACCAATTGCTTGATGGACTTGTCAATCAGTTGGGAGGATTTACTAAAGTCTTTTTTCAGAGATTCATCAAGGGAATCGCGTATCTCCTCAATCTTGTTATCAATCGTTTCCCGAATCTCCAAATATTTCTCATCATTACTATCAAAAACTTCTTTTTTGATTCGTTGGGATATGATCGTAAATTCATCAACCAGATTTTCCCGCGCACTCTCCAGATAGCTTTCAAGTGCTTTTTTCTTGGTATTTGATTCCTCCCGAATCTGTTTGATTTGACGGGATTTTCTGATTTCCAATTCCTTTTTGGCGGCAATCAGGGCATTTTTCTTTGCCTCTTGAATCTGTAAAAGAATTTCATTTTTCCGATCTTCGATAACTTCGGGAATAAAAATCTCATTTTTTTCAATTATTACATCGGGTTCCTCTTCGGAGAAATCCTCCAATTTGGATTCAAAAATATCAACGTAATCACTGTGTTCATTGAACACAACCTCAAATTTCCCTTTGGTAAGAACAAAGGGATAATTCGCTATCTTACCCCCCATCTCAACTGGAATAGACACCACCGGATCGCCGTTGTGTTCGGAAATCTTTTCGACTGGATATTTATTCTTGTTTATCTCGACCTCATAGACACCGAAAAAGATTTCCGAGAAATCTTGAACTTTGATGATGTTAAGAGGAGAGTCAGTTAAGGTGGGAGACACCTTTTCGCTAAACAATCTCATTATGATTATTTAGCGACAAATCAAATAATTCAACAATATATATTAAAATTTCTCAATTCTATTAACTGCTGCCTGATGGTTTTAGATGAACACGGAGAAGTAATAGATTTCATATTTCGATAACATTTACTACCAATAGTTGGGATTATTGTTAAATTTAGATTAAAAATATCCGAAATCATGTTGATTAAATTATATTTTGTGTGGGTGTCTGGTGAGTAGTATATCGTCACCCCAGCCCAGAAATACCAATTACGGATGATATATTCCATATGCTTACATAGTTCCAGACATGTAACACCATTCCACCAATGATTGACATACCCACGAACAGTATTATCAGATTCTCGTTTACACCATTCTAATAACGACCGTTTGTTGTGAATTTCTTCCCCAATGATCGATGTTCTAATGATAGTGAGATTTTGAGGCTCCCCCAATGACTTGCTTTTTCCATATGTGTCTTTACAATCGTGGGGGGAATTTTCATCATAAAACCCGCGCTCCCCACTATAAACACAATCAGTGCTTACATGTATAATTTGGCAAGGAACGTCTATTTTAAATTTTGATAATACATGTGGAAATATGGTATTAACAGCAAACATCACATCATCATCTTTAACTCTTTGGGGAATGCATCCAGCGGCGTTGATTATAATATCATTTTCCGTCACGTTCCGATGTAGGTAATCTAATATCGTTTTATGATCCGATGTTAGGTCTAACGTGGTTCTATCCACCCCGACCACATCGTATCCCATTTGGGAAAAATACTTCACACAATAAGTCCCCAACATTCCTGTGCTACCAAATACTACAATTTTCATGGTTTGAAATAATTTTTAGATTCTAAATACCTTTCAAGTTCTATATATTCAAGTGAGTTGTCTCTTGAAGAATATTCATTATTAAAAAATGTAATGTCATGACCACATTTATCTGGATATAATAAATATAAATCGTCACCATCCATATATCGCATCCGGCGAATTTCTTCGGAAGATGCCATGATTTCATGTATCTTCTCCCCCGTTCGTGGTTCTGATATCTCATATTTTAGACCAAATTTTTCTTTATAAATGTTAAAAATATCAATTACATAGAATGATCTCAGACTAGGAATCACGTTACATTTATTATATTTCGTAGATTTTAAAATTAAATCAACAGCATCATCCACATCCATTAGAAACCGAGTCATTTCTTCCCCGTATAGGGAAAGCGTCTTACCACTCTTAATATATTCCCAAATCAACGGAATGATTGAACCTGTGGAATTCATAACATTGCCATAGACCGCTGTTGTCAATTTGGTAGGACTCCACTCTCCTGCAATGAAACACTCACCAGCTACATATTTCATTGCACCATAAATTGTAGTTGCTGCTCTGCTTTTATCAGATGAGATGAAGCAAGCAGCTTTGAAATTATTTTCCTCTGCCGCAATTCTGGAATTGATTGCACCATCAATAATGATTTTTGAAGCTTCCTCATAATTATCATTACAAGCTTCAATCTGTTTCAGGGATGCGGCGAAAATACCCACAGTGTGATGTCTTGATTTTCTGATCAGCAGATCACGATTGCGGATATCTCCAACCACAAAATTCACCTTTGGGTATTCCTTTTTCAGATAATAGTGTTTGGACTCATCGCGTGAATACACGGTGATTTCATTATCTTGATGCAAGCGACGAATTAAATTTCTACCAAGAAATCCAGCACCGCCCGTTATGAAAATTTTCTCACCAGTCATAAATCATTTGTTTTGTTCTAGAAATCTTCTTACAAATCGTCACACCGGGATTGAATGGTAATGTGACAATTTCAAAGTCATCGATTAGATTTTGTTTGATATATTTCGCGGTTTTGTAAACATCTTCACATTGCCCTCTGTCAGTCATAGACCAATCCCAAGGATAGGTATCATGAAAAAATATAAATCCATCCTCGATCACTCTATCTTTTACATTGTTAAAATCTTTCAAAGATTGTTCGTGGGAATGGTCAGCGTCAATAAACACGGCATCAAATTGTTCAGTAGTTAATGATTCAAAATAATCATCAGTTGTTTTTTGGTGGTATTCCATATTACCCACCACCGGAAATTCGGCGGGAATCATATCAACTCCAACCGCTTTCTTACAGTGTTTGGCAAGCGTGACGAAATTACCTCCATGCCGCACACCAAGTTCTAGATAGTGTTCTGGACGAATCCACTTGAATAACAAATCGAAAAATTCAGTATGGTTGAATGTTTCAGCAGGAGGGGGGATGTTTCTTAAATGTATTGGTTGCATTATCTATATTCTTCTTTTACTTTCCAATCATTATGGAATATTGTCCACAATGCTCGCTCAATCATGTGAGCTTCCCCAACAATAACATCCCATCCAAGTATATCAAGGATTCTTTGGTAGAATTTTTTGGAGTATTTCAAAATATACTCCTTCGGGATGATATAATTCACTCCCGGTGCGAATCTGAACCACTCAGGAATCTCAGGATTCTCCCACATGTCATTGAAAAAATCGTTGATGTTTGAATAATATTTCCCTTGATGTTTTCCAAAATACCAAGAGTTATTGATTTCCATGTAGCTGTTGTCATCCCCGATCTTGTTAGCCACATTATTAATTCTCCAAGGCTCCGTGGTAAAATCCTGAATTTCTGTGAATGTTGTATTGTTGGCAACACTTAGGAAAAATTCTTCAGTGCAATTTCCGTTGGAAATAACTCGACCATTTTCATCGTGCCTTGGTGTTCCCGTATCTTTTTGATTCATCAGACATGCTCGACAGAATAAAGTAGAATCGGGGAGATTATCGTAATTCTCAAGAATGAAGTGGAACATATCATAAACATTTTGCCCCACATTCTTCTGATGTTTCACCTTATCCGATTCGGGAAATCGATGATAGCGGTCATAGATCAGATAATTCTCACACCACCTGTCAACCCAAGAATCCTCAAGATTATCGGGTAGCCAATTGTAATCGCTAACGACTACGAAATTTTTATGAATTTTTTTCACCGAATAAAATGCCTCCGAAAGTTTCTCCTAAGACATCGCCAAGCTCTGAAAACCTATCACCAATAGATTCCAATGTATCAGTTAATAGCAAATATATCGAGCCAATTACACAAACGGGAACTATGAAGAACATCCATATCAAAGCTCCAACTGACCAGCGAAAAGCTGGATGCCATTTTATCATAGGTTTCATAGATAAATTCTCTTAAATTCTTCAACACCAATCAGATTCAGAGCTTCCACCCTTCGTCTTTCCAGAAACGAATAATCATATGGGTCTTCATCAGAAGAAACGGGAAGTAGAATTTGACTACCTCTACGGATAATAGCACATCCCTCGTCGGTGTCAACTGTGTGGATGGTGAGTCCGATTTCCTCCATGCGGAGCTTCACAATAGCCTTCCAAACATCACCATGCCACGCATCGGAAGCACGTTCTCTGCGCTGTGTGATTTCCGTGACGGGATTACAATCATGAACGACAATAGTTCCATTTGGAGACAAGTATTTTAAAGAATTTACAATATCACGATAAACCTGTTCGAAAATATGAAGTCCATCTACGAAAATAATACTATAATTCTGTGATAAAGGTTTCTCGAAAAATTCATCAGATGTCATCCGATATGTTGTATCAACATTAGGATCAACTCCGTGTTTAATTCTAGCTTTCACCCCCACCCAATTATATCCCGGTTGTGATGGCGTATTTACGCCAATCTCCAGATAATCTTCATATCCATGCTTATCAATAAGCGCATTAATAATTTCAGTTCTTGTCATTGCAACATTAATCCTTTCTCCACCAATTCTTCTTTATTTTTCATAATATACTCTGGTAAATCCGATTCGTCTTTCCAAGTTTGTTCTCTGGAAACGATTTCATAACGAGCTTGGACATCGTTGTATTTAAATGCTTCATATTTTGCATCCTTGTTTGTCCAACTGAAATGCCACCCCCCGTTTGAAACGGGGATGCTCTTAGCTTCTCGCTCTGTCCTAAAATGATTGCAACCATAATGTTTTAGCGTCTTATATGTCCCGACTCTTGTTCCCGTCCAGCAACCGATATCCTGATTGGAACGGTTATTTAAATAATATGGATATGCTGTTTGGATTGGTCGATAAACTTGTCCATGTTGTAAATTATAACAAATGTCTGGATTTTCAGGATTCCAAATCTCATCCAAATCTGATAGAAAAATAATATCATCATCAATACAAATGTTTTCCAAAGCACGGATTGGAGCTTCCTTCTGATAAAATTCTCGCAACCAATTCTCCGCACCGTCTCCAACATTTGGACTTCTCAATGCTCGTTGATAATGATCTCCATCTTGGGGAAAATCAGGCATCACATGATGAATGATCTTGGAATGCCATTGTTTGAAACGCTCTTTATTTTCCTCGTAATACAACGGCTTTTCAACTCCTGTGAAAGTTTGTCTCGATTCTACAATCACAAAATAATCCACGTATTTGTCCAGAATGTTCAGACGAACTTCCAACAAATCCAACTCATTGAAAAATGAAAATACATCAAATACTTTACCCATAAATTCCTGTTCGTTTTTTGTATTCCTCATGTTCTATCACACATTCTTCCCAAGTAAAGAGATTCCCCTCTCTATCTAAATAATTGTGATTTCTAAAAATATTATATCCGCATGACCAATAACCATCAGAGATATTATGGCGACCCCAATACTTGGGAGCTAATATATACTTTACAGTATCACTTAGTAAAGTGGCAAAATACGGGAAGCTGGAATTTGATAAAATCAAATAATGAGCATTCTTGATAATAGTGAAATCTGTCCCCACATCATAATGTTTCACTTCAAAATCAGGGAATTGTCTGCTTGCTCTTTCTACATCATCAGTGATAACTACAAATCTAAAATTCGGGTTAATTTTTCGCATTCTATCAATCGCATCATCCCAATACTTCCCATTTAAATGGAAATGGACAACACTCGCATATTCTCCACCACGATAATTAATGATGCAAATATTTGGATCAGAATAATCATAGCAATCTTTTTCTGCTTTGACTTTCAACCATTGTCTAATTTCATCTTTACGATGGATGATACGATCTTCCGATTGAAAAATCCCGTCAATTTTTGTATTATCCTGAATAGATTCCAAATTTAGATCATCGATTGTCACATTAGAACCATTTGAAAGATACAACCATCTTTCTTTAAAATAATGCTGAATATCATCGGGAAGCGTATCAGGTGGTCCACCTTCCCTACCAGAACCACCCGTAACAGGCAATCCAAAATCTAAATCCATAAAATCCAAACATTTAAATTTATGGGGATTCATAATCCCAAAATCAAATCCCTTATCCTTGGCAACTACCCGTGTTGTCACATAACAAGCAAGTTGATTACCTAGCCCTTGACCGTTGTATATTTCAGTTACTATCATATTTTTCTTTACAATATCTTACTTCATCTCCCAAATTTCCAGAATACCTACTACTGATTTGATTTTCATGACAACGATTAGTAACCAAACAATCTTCAAGTATCGTAGGTAATCCGTATCGTCTTCCCAATCGATAGTAGTATTCCACATCCATGAGCATTGTCAAGTTCTCATCAAACAATTCAATGTTTTCATTTCTAAATGCTAGAACGGATGGGGAACTGATCGTGTTTATACCTTCCAATAAATAATTATTCCAAGACGGAACCATGGGTCTTTCAAATTTTACCCCATCTCTCGTATGATTGCACCCACAAACAGCCCATTTTGTATTTTCATCCTGAAACGTTTCATGTAAAGCTTCTAAACATTTATGCGTGAACATGAAATCATCTTGAAACATGATCTTGATAATTTCTCCATTTGCCATTTTTAAAGCATTGTTGAGATTGGCGACACCGTTGCCGTAATTTTCATCATATTTGACATATCGTATGGTGTAATCATTTTTCCATTCTTCAAAGCAATAATCGGAAATATCAAAATTTTGACTGTGATCGGAAATTACAATTTCCCAATCATGAAATGTTTGGATTTGAATCGAATGAATCAGGTCTTTCAGATATTGAAGACCAAATCCGTGCTGTTCCCAAACGGGAATACATATGGAAAATCTAGGTTTCAAATCTTCCAACTCTTGATATAATTTTCCAATTCTTGTCCCCAAGTATTGCCACAAACAAAATCAGAATGCTTACGATTGTTTTCGTAATATGGATGTTTCTCTCTCACCGTATTCTCATGAGGAAGATGCCATGCAATTGCGTCTTTATTACCAACTCTCAAAATATCCCAACCCGATTTCTGAAATCTAGCTAGAATTTCATCATCTTCATATCCCCATCCCTTGAAATTGGGATTGTATCCGTTACAATCTAAAAATGCTTTCTTACTAAACATTACCATCCCCCCTTTGCTCTGAGGATGTGCAACGAGAAAATTCTCATCCTGATCATAAGGAATAGGTTTCAGTGTTTGAGATTTGTCCAATAGGTCAAGTAGGGCTTGACCTACGGCGAATATTTCAAACATCGGTTGCTTCAAATGTATGAACATTCCGTTGTAAGGATACACAATCCCCGTATTTTCGTCAAACAATTGCTTTGCTTCCAGAATAAATTTCGGATCAACGATCACATCAGTATCTCCCGCAATTAGACACTCCACATCCAGAATTTTGGACATCTCATTGAATGCCTTGGTTCTCCAATAGACATCGTTGTTCTCCATGAATAGACCCTTACAATCGTATTGCTTACAGAGTCTCTTGAAGTCCTTATCCAATTCCTTATCGTCATTTAGAATGGCGATTTGCAGGTTATCGGAATTCTCACGATAAAATTTAACAACCATTTCCAGATTGCGAAAGCGGTCATCCACATCCCTACGGAAGTGAATCATCAAGCCAATATTATTTAAATCTGTTTTCATTATTTAAAATTGTTAATACTCGACCGAACCGATTCCATGATTCTATCACACTCTTTTCGATAAGTACTCCATTTCCAAAATTCCCAAAAATAGGGTTTTTTCATATTCGGAACACAATTCAATTCATAAACACTCTCATTTTTATCTATACTACTTTGAATCATCAAAATGATTTTTTCGGATAATTTTTGATGTGACCAATAATCAACTTTGATTGTTTTAATTTCTTTCACCATAATCAAAATGATCTCACGCTTTTCAAAAATGTCAATACCTCTTGTTCCCTCGTATCTGGAACACCATCACTCCCAAATGGGAATATACCAAATTTTTCCTTGAAATACTCCATGGAACCCCGAATATTATCCTGCCATTTCTGCATGGATTCGGGAGTCTTGATGGACGAATTTTCCTCTGAACACGCTTGTTCTTCAATGTAATCCAAGGAATTGGCTAGATCAGCCCACCACCAGTAAGGAGTGGAATATCCTTTCAAGGCAAGTTCATAGCTATGGGAAACATGATCAAAAGCATTTCGGAATTTCTCGTCAATCAGACCGACATCTTCCAGACACTTGCGGGAATAATAACAGAACGCTCCCACGCAATGCTGATTGAAAGCTAGGGATAAATCCCCATAATCTACCACCAATCGGGGACATGGCTTACCATGGGAGATACCATTCTTATTGGCAGGACCGTGGTAGCCGAACATCAGGTGTTGGATTCCACTCTTCTTGGAAGCGTCAATGTATGCTTGAAAAATGTTTGGGTCTTTGATAAGCATATCGTCTTCAATGAGGAAGATGTGATCACAACCAATGTTCAACAAATGTTTCATTGCCTTATTTTTAGATGCCGCAACTCCCAAATTTGTTTCGTTTGTATGGATATAATAATTATATCCGGGGCATTCAAATGGATCACCATCATTGATGATGATCAACTCCAACCAATTACACCCATCAATACTATCCAACAATTTTTTTAGAAATTGTGGACGATCTTTGGTTATAATACCTAACCCGATTCTTTCCTTCATATTTTAAAATTCTTAATCTGATCCGTCAGATTCTTGTATTGCTTATCCTTATCAATCCAGAGTCCTTGGTCTTTCAGCATTTGTTCCATCGTTTCCAGATTCTTGGGATCGAGAACGCTTTCCCCCGTCTCAACGAGATTACCTTTCTGATCAATGAACTCACCAATCCACGCAATCCTATCATCGAGATTTGACATGTCAACGGGAATGATCGCGGGACAATCCTCCGCAATGAAAAACGGGGTGTTTCCCAAATGATCGGAATATTGTTCATAAAGACCTGCGAAGATGTCATCAATCTCCCGAATGTAATTAAGATTCGTGTCGCGTGTCCCATCATTGACAATCTTGATTGATGGATCATATTTCAACCAGAAGATGATATCTAGATTTTTTAAGGAACGACGAACAATATCAACGGTGAGTCCCAAAACTTCTTCAGAGATTAAGTTATTTTCAGCGGCATGTAGGGAATATGCAAGATTATCTAAGGGGCAGCGATCATATACCACGTATTTTTCATCTTTATTTTCTTCCAATGTAGTAGTCATCCAATCAAGAATCAAAATCTGCGTTTCCGTTGTGGTCTTTGAAGAATGTTCAAGATTATTCTCCGTTAGAATGTCACGATATGTTTTCGCAGTTGTCTTATACATTGGCCACTTTTTCAAAAAAGCTTTCACTAATGTTGATTTTCCGGTATTCGATGTCCCCACAATGGCTGCTCTCATAATAATATTAACTTAACAGATAATTATAGGATTGCAAGCTACTTTGTTCAAATCTTGATAGAATAGTAATTAACTCGTTTTTTGAAAAATTTTGAACTTTTATACTAAATACTTATATGACCAAATCAATACTAAACGAAATAACAAGAATATCGAACAACTCAAAATATGTCAAATGGTATGTTACCATAATAAATAAATCTTTATCAACTCAATATTCCGATGATGTCTATTGTGAAAAACATCACATCATACCAAAATCGTTTAAACGATTTGTCGATCCTGAAATTCTATCTTGTGATGATAACGTAGTCATTTTACCCGGAAGAGATCATTTTATAGCACATCTTTTGCTGACGAAAATGTTTAATTGTAAAATTAAGAACCAAAAAATGAATTTTGCCTTCTTCCAAATGAGATTAAAAAATAAACACCAAGAACAACGATATGTTAATTCTAGATTTTATGAATCTCTTAAAAAAGCAAAACCTAAATATAAAAAATTATACATGAGTGAAAATGTTATATATGTTAATATATTAGACCCCAACCATTATGATGAAATGATTTTACAAGGATGGACACCTATCATGCCAGAAGAGTATAAAAAAGGTAGAGTTGGTAATATGATTGGTAGAAAACATAGTGAAGAAACCAAGAAAAAAATGAGAATATCAAATAAATTGGTCGATAGATCATTTATGAGAGGTAAAAAACATTCAAAAGAAACAATTGAAAAACAAAAAGAAACTAGGCGTATCCGAAAATTAGAAAATCCACACATCTACGATGCGGGTATTAAAAGAACTAAAGAAAAAAGAAAACAAAAATTCGCATCCGGTGAATTATCGGTGAAGGGTGATAAAAATCCAAGATATGGTATCAAACTTTCTGATGCGTGGAAGGCGAGACAGAGTGAAGTAATGGAACGAAATGCTAACAATGGAATGACACATTTAGAGTTATGTGAACAAATAATTATACCAGCTTTAAAAGAAAAACCTTTAAATATTAAAGAAATACAACAATTAGCCAATTGTAACTGGCGACCACATTATATTAGAAGTATAGTGGAGCAAATTGATCCTAATTTTGATCTGAGTAGGATTAAAAAAATGACATATAAAAAGAAAGAAAGTGATAATAAAAAACACGCTGAAAGATTACAACGAATGAACAACAATGGAAGAACTTTTGAAGAAATCTTCAACGAATCTTTAGCACCAAATATAACAGAACATTCAAATGTTTATCAAATTATGAAAGATTTAAATGTTTTAATGAAGACTCTCAGATTGATAATTGAAAGACATCATCCTGAAGGATTGGATTTTTGGAATAGGCTGATAACATATTCTGTTAAAAATTTTAAGAAATTGTCTTAAATTTCTTGACGATGAATTTGAGAATTTTTGACCTTACGATATCATCTTCCGTAAATTCAAATGTCCTGATACCATTATCAATGGATTCTTGATCGTTGAAGGCATTATAAACAGCCTGAAAACCACTCCTCTGGATATCTGGTTGCATGTGATCTCCAGCTAAGACCATAATGCTATTCTCCCCCAGCCTACTAGCAACCGTAAGAATTTCCTTGGTTTCCATTTGCTGCGTTTCATCAACTAAAACAAACATATTATCCCATGTGTGTCCTCTAGCGTGGTTTACTGGCATAGTTTCGATGATACCAGCTTTTTGAATTTTAGGTAAATCCTTATCTTCTACCAGCTTATTTATCAACTCAAAAGCTACAGCATTAAATGGTAATGTCTTGTCTGCTTCTGACCCCGGAAGATATCCCATGGATTTGGAAGCACTTTCAACCATGGCTCTCACATAAAGAAGCTTTTCAAATCTTTGTTCTTTAATCAACGTCAATCCACAATAAATAGATGTCCAAGATTTTCCAGTTCCGGCTGGGCCTTGAATTATAACAACCTTAGTATTTGGATCGTTTATAATTGAAACCAACTCTTTTTGTTTGTCGGTTAATTTGAAAGCTCTGTTTTTAAATTTGAAGTCAATCTTATTGTAGCTATTGGCGATAGCACTTTCAACATCTACTAAATTGACTTCCCGGCGTTTTCCTTTCGGAGCATTTTTAATTGCCATGTTGATATTACTTAGTCAAAATCTGAGTAATATCTATGTGTGATCACCGTCTAACCAACGGATAAATATTATATTCTTTATCCCACATGAAACAATCCAATTTCCTCTTTGGTTTGGATATTAGCTTATATTTGATAATGCTTACAACATCATCAATGGAAATCTTTTCCCCTTTCTTCTTACGCTTTAACATGAAGAATTTAAGAACCTTTTCATTCAGAGATTTCTCATATTCCCTCACGACTTGCTGTTCCACTTGTTTATATTTCTCTTGGATATTTGTTACTTCTTCAGATGGGACTCCTCGTCCACTTGACATATCCCATACAGCGTTTAAGTAATGTGTTGCCAGATGTCTAGCAATTTTAGTGGCTTCTTCTTTTTGTTCCTCAGTCATAGGACTAGGAAATGTCGCTTCATATACGTTTTTCATAATTTTTATCCTTCCAGTAAGCCCCCTTTGGGAGCAGTCTTAATATCAGCCGAATACCTCACAGCACCGCCCGTAGCTTGTCCATGAAATTCATTTAGAAGTTCGTCCATGTTGATGCTCTTGGCACCAAATACATGTTGCTCATAGATGTTTCCAATCTCCGCATTGATTCGGTCATGCCCCCAAGCATCCAAAATTGCCCCAGCAGAACCTCCGTATTTTTCTTTAAAAAACCCGCTCATATTATTATTTATTAAATTCTATTATATTTATTATTCACCACCACTTAAAATCCATTGTTCTTCCCCATTATACTTTACTAAATTTTCAATGATATTCTTACATTCATCACTATATCCAACTTCAATATCATAGATTTTAGCATCCAAATCCATGAGGCAAACAAAGGGAGAATGGGTTGCCACGATGATTTGGTATTCCTTGGACATCCTTTTCAGAAGAGCAAAGAGTTCCATCTGCTTGGGTAGGGATAATGCTCGCTCTGGCTCATCCAGAAGCAATGTCACCCTGCCCGTGCGCGGTAGGGAACGGATGTAATCGACCTCTCCAACTTGTGCGGGATGGGAAGAAACATACTTGGTGAGATCAGGAGGACTCTTGAGCATGTTGAATAGTTTGTTGAGCTTTTTCAAACGATATTGACCCGATGATGGTTTCTCAACCATTGCATCCATGTGTTCCGCTTCCGTGGTCATACCATCTTCTGATGAAATATCCTTGTGAGTGAACCATCCCCATTGGTCAATCTTTACATCCCCTTCATTATAGAAGGTTGGTGTTCCATCCCAACCCACAATACAGTCGGATTGACCGGGGGAATAGGCGCGATACACGTAAGGGAAATGACTTCTCTGCTGCGCTCCCAGAGCAAGTTCCGAAGAAATCCTAGACCATCCCGCATATCCATTGGGGATGCCACAATATGCCTTGAGCATTTTTAGAACACTGGTCTTGCCGCAGCCATTTGGACCATTCAAAATAGTTAGCCCTTCCGAAAATTGGAATTCAATTCCCTTGTGGAAATTGGGAAGCTCAGTGGCAAACCCATTTAGAATTTTAATATTTGTTATCATTTCAATCCCCAAGATGTTCCATTAAACCATTCGTGTCCCGATTTATTGTTCAGCGTTGCTTCCATGCGTTTGGGCGGTTCCAGTTGAACGGGTTGTTCTGCGATTTTTTCTGCTTTCAATCTTTCAATTGATTTTTGTTTAAGCTCTTCATCCCGTATCTCTTGTTGTTTTTGCTTTTCTTCCAATTCTTCGGGTGTCATGTATTCACCATACCATTTATTCCAAGTTCTTCCAACCAATACATTATCGTCATTATTCACAGAACTGACATGGGAATCATCTTTAAGATCATCCGTTTCGTCCGTTGTAATGAATTTGAAATTCTCATCCTCTTGCGCTTTGATTTCCACTTGCATGATAGGATTTATGGAGACATTTGAGAATGTCAAGGAATGGATATTTGTTCCGTGGAAGGATTATAAATAAAATGTTGTAAAGTCCGTTGTTGATTCCCACCAATATTAGTTAATATATATGCGTCCACATTTATAGTACCATCTCGATTATTTCCAGTAATTTTAATACCACCCACAGTATTATAACCAGCATCTTCCAATGCATACCTAATTTGGTCGGTACTGGAAGCAAGCTGTCTGTCTGGTCCTCTAACTCTTTTGGCTGTCCTATTTTTCGGATCAAATTTAACAATATATGTTGATTTATCAGCAGAGAATGTTCTACCCAATTTAGGATCACCCGTCTGTGGATCGTTTACCAACTCCCCCACTTTAATAGTTGCTGTGTATGTCCCATCGGCGTTTCGTTTCGGATTCCAATTGAGCTTTTCACCTCGCTCTTCGTGGAACCCATCTTCATGAATGTAATCCAACGTAATTTGATCTTGAGTCATTGAAGCTCTTTTAGCTTTTTCACTGGCGGAATCTCTCCATTCTTTTTGCTTTCTAATAGGTTGCATTATTTCTGGAGCTACCACATCAGCAACAGAACCAGCTAAAGATGCCAATCTAGTAGTTCTAGGAAATTTCTCTCTGAGTTTTTCTTTTGCTTTTCCAAAAGCATCCCAAAATCCCTCACTCAAAAGTTCTTTTTGTGATATTTTATTAGACATCTGCTGTTAAATTTTGATCTGCCACATTTTTAAGGGCAACATCGACAAGCGCATCCAACTGCTTCGCTATAAATCCCTTACCAATTAAAACCTTATGATCGTTATCCGCTCTATTACCAATTGAAAATGGCGTATTGGGGAATCTCTTACCCCCAATTGCACAATCAAATAAACAGATTGGACGTTCTTCCGTATTACCAGCCCCTAGATTAATAGTGATGGTATCTTTGACTGGTTTTTCTAAGCGTATGGAATTCATGGTTGTAAATCTTACTATGGGTTGGTTGGTTTGTCTGTCTTTTCCGAACTCAAGGTCTTCTCCGTGTAAAACATTGTAAGCACCATTACCCGTATCCAATTTGGCGGATATGGTTCCGACACCATCAACTACGATATCCTCTTCCAAACCGAGGATGTTTTTTTCCACAAAGAATTGCTTGAAACTTCTCATTCATTTAAATTACTGGTTTTTCATTAACATCTACGCCCATGCTTTCGTAAATCCGTTTTACGTTTTTATGTGCAGATGAAATCTCCCCAATATTTGGGAATTTTGGTTTAGGTTTATCGGGGGTGCTATGGAACATTGAATAATTATTAATCGTTTTAATCATATGTTCGATCATGTGCTTGGAGTCCATAAGAAGAGACAAATGATCTTGAGAAGAATCTGTTTTCAACGATTCCCATATAATTTCATTTTCTTCTGATTTGGATATCATATTAAAATTGTTCGAAATCATCGGCTTGCTCAAACCCCGTATTGGCGAAATCAGCCTTGGCATCCAGACGGTGCCAAACATCGGAAACGTAAGTAGATGCAATGGTGATTGCTGAAACCATCCAATCTTCAAATTCAGCGGAATCTTTCATGTCATAAAGACGCTTACCATATTCCGAAAGCTTCTTGAGTTCCGATACCAGAACCTCATTTACCTCATGCGATTCCACGGGAGCAATTGGATCAATTTGCATGACCATTCCTTGTGCTTCCCCGCCTCCAAGATCATCGTCAAGATCATCGCCAAAATCCATGTCATCGTCAAAATCGTCAATACCATCATCAGAAAAATCGTCTTCAAGATCATCGCTCATGAAGTCTTCTTCTGCGTCTTCTCGTTTAAAATTTCTTCCAGTATAGGATTCCCAAAGCACGGCATTTTCTTCTCCTTTGAATTTCATAATATTATTTAGTCCATCTGATCTAAATTATCCCGAATGTCCTGTCCTTGTTGTGCAGGACGGATAATTGGAAGAACTTTTGATTGATACAAATCCTTTGCGGTTTGTCCCGATGCTTGAATTCTCTTGATATTATCAGGTCTGCGTAGCAAATCTAGGATGTTTTCCAAAGCAATGCGATCCGTGCCACTGGGGGGTTCCATGAGAGCAGCTAGAACCACATCTTCCATGTAACGCACTTCGGCGGGAGAACTCAGGGGGATTGTCTCTTGAGGTTCTTCAGGAGGCATCTCTGGTGCAGGAGATTGTCCTTCTTGGGGTGGTGCTTGTTCCATACCAGCTTCAGGATTTTGCTCATCTTGTTCCAAGATGGTTTGGTATCTTGCGATTAATTGTAAGGTTTTAGATTTCATGTTAAACAACGTTGAATTTTTTCGCTTTGGATTTTGCAACCGCTTTTCTTAGGCTGTTGGTGTTGTTTTTATACTGTTCTACCGCTTGACCCGCAACATTATCGCGCTCTTTAGCTGCCGCTTTCGCTTTCTGTGCCTTCGTCCCAAGAAGCTTACCCATTGGGCCAAGACTTAATGCTTTTGCGCCCAATTTTTCAACTTCTCCGTCAATATCATACGAACCAACTGTTTGTTGTTCTTCCTCTGGGAGATCGCCCATATCTTGACGGGCTTGCATACCCACAGCTTCCAAAATAATATCCCCTTGTTCCGCATGAAGGATGATTTGGGAACCTTTGGAACTGAAAGGGACTTCTTGTTCATAAAGGAAGAATTTCGCCTGAAATGCCGCATCCATCTTGGATTGGTTGGCAGGATCGTGTTGTTCTAAAATCTCAAGAAATTTGCTCATAATACTATTTAGATTAATGATTGAAAATTATCATTTTGTTTACCACATCTTGAAAGTATTTTTCATTTAGGAATGTCAGACCTTCCTTTTCCAGATATTTGGAAATCTTGCGGAACGATGGGGGTTTGCGATCCGAAAATGCCATTTCCAATCCAGAGATGGTGGAACAGTCCCGAATATCAATCAGGTATTTTAAATGCTCCAAATCATAATTGGCTTCCCAAATCCTTATCTTGAAGATTCGCCGGATTTTAGCCAAAAGTCGATTGCGGAACTTGTCCTTGGTAAGAGCATTGGAAAAGAAAATGAAATCCGTGTGGGTGTTGTATTTCAGGAATTGTGTTGTGGTCTTGATGAACTCGTGGGTGTATAATTTTTGGTTATTGCGCTTGGAGAAATCAAAGGTGGTGGTCAATCCAAGGGATTCCAAAAGGATTGCGAAATTTCCATTCGTATCCCGAAATATCTCATCAATGTCGATGATCTTTCTATTTTGAAATTGAATCCTTGTCACAGCTTCAAAATAGCAGGATCACGTTCAATGTCAACAAATCCTTTGGGTATCTTCGAAATCCTAACATTTAGAATGCCATTGTAGAATCTTTGATCCATTAATGAATTGGTTTTGATCTGCCACAGTAGTTCCGAATACGTCATATGGAATTTTGAGTAACACACCTCTATCACTTCCCTTGAAAAATGCTCAATCCCATATTTCTCAATATCATTCAGGAGTTCTTTGGACGATCCCCAATACTTCTCCACATCATTGTCCACAAATGAAATGCGATTGCGTGTCTTACCTTTCAATGGTTTGCGCTTCACACGCTTGAGAAGCTGTTTCTTACCGATGTAATATTTGCGTGTAGATTCTGGATGATTGTTGCGGATGAGGTAAACAAATCCCACAACACCTTCCGTATCGGTTGGGAAATTCTTCCAAGTGGTGATTTGTGGGGCGGTTTCCAAAATTTTTTCCATTTATATTTAATTATAATTAATCTAAATCAATATCTAATGATAAGCGTTGGTACGCTTTGGTAAGCTGATTGATTGTATTTATTAGAATTAATTTTTTTTTCTTTGTTTCTTTCTTTAGTTATCTTTAATCATAGTTAATATCTAATCAATATCTAATAATAAGCTAATTAATTATAAGGTATTGACTTTTGAAATAGTCATGTTAAGGTATAGGGAGGAGGGTGGGAATAGATGAACAATAATTGAAAAAACTTGAAAATAATTCATATTACACTATTGACAAATCAATATGGCGAATATAATTAGGGGTGGTGGGCGGGCTTGGTCTTATGTACAAAAATTATTGTTTCTGAACACGCTTTTTCTTACGTTTCTTACCTTTTTTCGCACTCAATTGACCACTTCTCGTAGTGATTCCCATTCCATACGGGTTTCTGGCATCCCCCGGTGCAAACCAATCCGTGTTCTCCATTCCAGCATGACCCGCAATATCACCACCAAACGCACCACCGCTTGTCATATCCTCATTAAGCATTTGTTGATAAATATTTGCGATATTCTTTTCATCCTTGACACGAGAGTATTCCATGTTACTATTTAATATATGTCGCTTGAGTTGATTAAAAAATACCAAACACAATTCGAAGAGTTCGTTAAAATTGACGACTTCACGCTGGAGGGTGTCACTAAGAGAGTTCCCGCAGAGAAACATTTCTGGGTATGCCGTCTAATCGATGCGAAGATCGAAAAGGACAATCTCTACAAGCTCAAGGCATCCACCAAGCACACACTTCAGAAGAAGCTGATGGAGGAGTCTCCAGTGGCTCTCAACAAGCAAGTGATGGACGATCTGGACAAGACCCCATCGCTGGAGAACATCAACCAGAAGATCAAGGAACAAGAGTATCTGGTGGAATATCTCGATAGGGTGGTGAGTCTGATCACTTTCATTTCCCAAGATATTAAAAATATAATCAGTATCAAGACTCTCCAAGAATCTTAAATGATAACCCTTGACTACAAACCATCCAAAAGGCAGGGGCAGATCATCACCGATTCTGACACCCTTGGGATGATTCGTAATCATTTTTCCGCCAAGAATGATGGGGCATTCTTCGCCAAGAAGAAAGGACATCGGTTCGTCAAGGATCGCAAGTATGCCATCACACCATCTGGTTTGTTTGATTTTGGATTCCATGGGGAGATTCTGAAATATCTCAGGGATAACCAGATCACCGATATATCCCTAACTGATGATTTCAAGAAGAGATTGAAGTGCGGGGTGGTGATTGAGGAATTTTGGGATGATTTGAAATACGATGCCCGATATTATCAGAAGGATTCAGTGATTGCTGGTCTGAAAAAAGGATTTGGGACGTTTCTACTTGCGACATCTGCCGGAAAATCTCTGGCACAGGCACTTCTCATAGAAAATTATACGAGAAACGTATCAAATGATACATTCAAATGTCTCATAGTAGTCCCCGGTCTATCTCTTGTGAACCAATTACAGGGTGATTTTGAAGATTATGGCGTGACATTCACGTATTCAGGATGGACAGGAGGGACGGAACCGCAGGATACCCAAGTTGTGATATGCAATTCTGAGAACCTTCTTTCTCAATTTACCGACAATCCATGGATTTTGAGCGTAAATCTGCTCATAACCGATGAATGTCATAAAATTTCAGCCGATAATCAGATTTCCAAAATCATAAACAAAATCCACACTCCCAATAAATTCGGTTTCACGGGAACCCTTTCTGATAAGCCCATTGATCAATGGAAGACAATTGGAACATTTGGCTCCGTGATATATGAGAAGAAATCCAAAGAACTTAGGGATGAGGGATATATTTCTGATGTGGAAATTACGTCTCTACAACTCAATCACCCAAAAACCAAAAAATTTAAATATAAAGATGAACTGGAATATCTATACAAACACGAAAAAAGAAATCAAATCATCGCTAAATTATCTGATGCACTTATTGGTAATACCCTTATCATGGTTAATCACCTTGATCATGGGGATCAGTTATTACATATTGTGCGTTCCCGATCTGATAAGAGAGTGTTCTTTGTTAAGGGGGAAATGGAAGTCGAAGAAAGAAAGAAAATAATTGACATGATGGAAAAGAATGATAATATCATTTGTATTGCAATGGCATCCATTTTTTCAACTGGTATTAATATCAAGAATCTCCCAAATATCATATTTGCGGGACTTGGTAAATCATTCATTCGGGTCGTGCAATCCATTGGTCGGGGACTCCGGTTGCATGATAACAAATCCAAGCTCCGCATCATTGATGTATCAGATAATTTAAAGTATTCTTATTCCCATGCGTTACATAGGCAGGAGATTTATGATAAGGAACAGATCGTGTGGCGATCTAAAGAAATTGCTATTAATATATGACGGAAAACAAAAACGCTAAGAAACCCCATTATGTCAATTCCAAGCTCTTCAAACAGCAATTGGTTGAGTATTATGAAACGGGGGAGAATTTGGATGAATTGGGTGTCCATTTGATGAATATTGCGGAGGGATTGTCATACAAGATCAATTTCATCCGTTATTCCAAGTCTTGGAAACAGGAAATGGTCGGGGATGCGGTGTTGAAAATGTATGCAGCTTTGGAAAAGAAGCTCTATAACATCGAATCGGAATACAACCCATTTTCCTATTTCAACCGCATTGCTTGGAACGCTTTCTGTAACCGCATCAAGAAGGAAAACGGTCAACACAAGGGTCTGGAGGATTACAAGGAGATGGTGTATATGGAAAGCATGAGTGGGCCGGATTCCATGGGACATGTATATGTGAAACCGAATTTGGAGGGAGATGAGTATGATGACGAATAGCATGAACTTACAACAAATTAAATCGCAAGCATCTCTTGATCAGAGATTGTTGATTGAAAAAGTGGAAGGATTGATTCGATCAGAATACGACAAGGATGAATTATTGAACGAAGTGAGAAAGGATTATCTCGACAGGGTTCAGCAGAAATCTGCTAAAATTATTGATCAATATACACCGTCTTTTGGACGAGATATGATGTGGAGAGATAACTACCACATTGAAAGTTTTTTCCGAAATATTGGAGATGTGCTTAATGAAACAGCAAAAGAATATGATAAAGAAAAATAAAGTAGCATTATTTTCAGACCTTCATTTGGGTCTATATGGAAATTCGACGGAGTGGCATGAGATAGCCTTAAAATGGGCTGATTGGATCGTCGCTGATTTAAAGAAAAAGAAGATTTCAGACATCTTTTTCCTTGGTGATTTCTTCCACAACCGTTCGGAGATTTCCGTTCAGACAATTCACGTTGCATCCGAATTGATCGCCAAATTCAAGAATTTCAACCTCTTTATGGTGATTGGCAACCACGATGCGTTCTACAAGAACCGTTCCGATGTCCATAGCTTGGGATTCCTCAAGGGTCATGATAACATCACCATCATTGACCAGAATTTGGAATTTGATGCGTTTGGTAAGAAATTGCTATTCGTTCCATGGAACCATGAATTGCCGGAAGGTAAATTTGATCACATCTTTGGACACTTTGAAATTCAATCATTTCAGATGAACAATTACAAGGTTTGTGATCATGGATTCCAAGTTATGGATTTCCTAGCATCCCGAACAACCAACGTTTGGTCTGGTCATTTCCATACTAAGAGTATCAAGAAATACAATGAGGGAACAATCCGCTATATTGGCAATACCTTTCCCCACGATTTCAACGATTGCGGAGATGATAAGGGCTATCACATTCTGAATCTGGAAGATGATTCGGTGGAATTCGTGAAGAATACGGTGTCTCCAGAATTTATCAAAATTCCCCTGTCCAAGATTAAGGACTACAAAGCGGAGGATGTGGAAGGAAACATCGTAAAGCTGATCATTGACAAGGAGATGGATGATGATAAGGTGGAGAAGTTAAAGATTTACCTGTCCAACTTTGCTCCATTCCGCCTCACAACGGAATACAACGTGGCAACCAAGACAATCGGGGATGTTGAACAGGTGGATTCCATTGATATTGTGGGAATGTTTGACGAGTTCTATGAACAATTGAATTTAGAACCAGATAAATTGGTAAGAGTTAAAAAAATCAACGACGAATTGTATGAAAAGTGTAGATGAGGAATTTCCCGTAAAGGATGGTTATATTCGGGTGTATGAAGACCACACTGGTAGGTGGTATAAGGATTACACACAGGAAGAATATGATGAAGCGTTCAATTCAATTGAAATGCAAATATTTCGTGATATTATTCAAGAAGAGATTGATAAAGAAGTTATCCAAAAAATGAAACAATGCGGATGATAAAATAATATGAGACGAATAATTTATAAAAATTTAAAAGGTCAAAATTTCCTCAGTGTGGGAAATGACCAAATATCGGTTGACTTCCAATCAGGATTTAATCTGATCACTGGTAGGAATATTGATAATCCAGATCGTGTGAACGGTATTGGAAAATCAGTTATGGCCGAACTTTTCTATTTCGCATTATTCGGTAAAACCATCCGTGAAATTAAAAAGGATTTCATCATCAACAACATCACCAAAGGAAAGGGTGCCATTGAGCTTACGTTCGACGTAGAGACGGAGCAAGACGTTCAGACATACACGATAAAGCGGCAAGTCAAACCAAGCACTGTGACGCTTCTGAGATGCGAGGAAGACATCACCAAGGATTCCATTGCCAACACCGACAAATTCATCTGTGATTTGATCGGTTCCAATCCTGTGATTTGTCGTAGTTGTGATATTTTATCTCTTTCGGATAACATCCCATTCATGGCAAAGAAACCTGAAGAGAAGCGCAAGTTCATCAATGACATTTTCTCTCTGGAAGTCTTTGGTAAGATGAGCAACGAATTGAAGACTTTGATTCGTGATAATAAAGGGGAGATGAACATTTCTTCTGCCAAGTTGGAAGAAATCAATAACACATTGGAAACCCTAAACAAGCAGCAAGAAGATTATTTGAAGAAAGTCCAAGAGCGGGAAGCGATTCTTGATCAAAAGCGCAAAGAAATTCAGGAAAAGATTGATGAAACATCTGAAAAGATTGCTAAAACATCTATTATGGATATTTCTACCATCCAAACGGAGAAAGAGAAGTGGGATGATGCTTGGAGAAAGCTGGATGGAAAGATCGGTCATGTGAATAACGAAATCTCTTCCAAGGAGACTTTGAGGAAGCTGAAGGTGAAAGAAATTGAACAAATTGAGAAAGTGATATGAAAAAACAACCAATATTCGTTATTGAAAAAAGTAGGGTTGAACACTGGATAAACCATCAATCTCATTTTACACAAATTCCTTATTCATTGGATTGGGGTAAGTTGACATCTATTGAAGATTTTCTAAATGTTTTAGATAATGAAAAATCTGATGGTGATTATATTAGAATGTCTAAATTATATGATTTGTTGAATAAATTTAAAACCTATAAATTGTTACCTAACGCTAATAGAATGATTGATCGTGTTTTTGCTATATGCAAAACGGAGAGAAAAGATTTAAACGAAATTTTGAAAAATGATTAAATGTGACAAGTGCCTTCAAGAAATTCCCCATACACATGTGGAACATCTGGAGAAAATGAAGGAGCAATATCAATCCGAATTGGATAATATTGTTGAGGAAATTGATAAATTGAAGGAAGATAAATCCCAATTTCATTCCAAAAAAGAAAAGGTTCAACAAAAGGTAGCTGAATTTCAAGACCAAATCAACGAAGCTAAAGTCACCAAGCAGAAATTGGAAGGTCTGGAAATTAGTCTCAAACAATACAAGGAATCTCTGGATAATTTGAAGTTGGATGAATTACCCAAACCAGCTTTTGAGGAGAATATCATCAAGACGCAGGAGAGATATGACACGGAACGTGATAATTTCCTATTGCTCAAGCAGAAATCGGAAGATTATGAGGTGTGTAAATTCGTTCTGGGAGAAGAAGGTGTCCGTAGCTTTGTGGTGAAGAGACTCCTTTCCATGATGAACGCAAGTATCCAGCAATATATTAATGATCTTGGTATGTCCATTCGTTGTAAATTCGATGAATACTTTGATGAACAGCTTTCCAATGACAAGGGCAAGGAAATTTCTTACTGGAATCTGAGCGGTGGAGAACGCAGAACTGTCGATCTCGCGTGTGCATGGGCATTCAAGGATTTGAAAAGGAAGATTTCAGGAGTGTCATCTAACGTGGAATGGATAGATGAGGTTTTTGACGCGGCGTTTGATGAGAGGGGGTTTGATTTATTGGTAGAACTCGTCAAAAAAAGAATTGAAAAGAACGATTTGGCTGTTTATGCAATTTCCCATAGAAAGGAAATATTGAAACAAGTCACGGGATCAATTATTGAACTTGAAAAAGAAGGTGGGATTACTAGAAGAATAAACAATTGACAAATGTATAAATATGGATAAATCTCTACATGTTTGTTCAGCCATTCAGCAGTCCTTTTCCTAAGAATCCCTATTCGGTAAAAACCCCCACTCAAGAACCCCCTAAAAGGGGTAATACTTATCTAAACTTTGCCGCCGACAGGGGAGGTTGTGGTCAATATCGTATAGGATGGAGTGAGAATCACATCAATATGTGCGGATTGGGAGACTCCACCACAATCACCAAAATGGTTCTCAACAAGGATTGGTATCAGGATGTAAAAACCATCAAGCTGCAACGTCAGTGTTCCACTCAACAGAAGGAGTTCTTCAAATTCCTCAAGAGCATCCAACCCGAATGCGGATTTAAGATTGTCTATGAGGTGGATGATGTGGTATTCCACGAAGAGATTCCTGATTATAATTCATATAAACATGCATTTGCTTCCGATGAGATTCGTCAGAACTGTGTGGACATGATGAACATGGCGGATGAGGTGACAGTGACATGTAAATACATGCGTGATCTTTTCATCGAGAAGACGGGACAACAGAAGACTTCAGTAGTCCCCAATTTCCCCCCCGAATGGTGGATTGGACATCACTATAATTATGGTAAGGTCATCCAGAATTTTGATAGAAATAAAAAGAAACCACGCATCCTTTATTCAGGATCGGGAGCGCACTTTGATGTGAAGAATGTCACGGGACAACAGGATGATTTCTCCCATGTTCTGAAATTCATCATTGATAATCGCCACAAGTATCAGTTTATTTTCATTGGTGCTTATCCCCCTCCCCTTCATCCTTATGTTAATAACAAGGAGATTGAATTCCACCCTTGGCAATCTTTGATGGATTACCCTAAATTCATCGCTTCTTTGAATCCCCAATTGCTTCTTGCGCCCTTGAAGGACATACCATTCAACAGATCAAAATCCGATATCAAATACATCGAGGGAGCTTGTTTGGGTATTCCTTGCATGGTGCAGGATATGGTGACGTATGAGGATGCTCCCGATTTCCTTAAATTCACAGATTCTACCGATTTGGAACAGAAGGTGGAAACGATTCTAAATTACAAGAACCGTTCCAAATATTACAAGCTGGTTCCAGAGCTTAGAAAGCTTGGGGAAAGCAGATTCCTTGAAAGACCGGAGAATATCGGGGCATTCTTGGAGCCACTTAATACAGCATGGGGTGATCCATCCCGTAGGTTCATGAAATATTGGAATGATTAATTATGAAAAAAGATGATAAAATTTTGGGAATTATTTACGAGTCTATCAGATTTGGCGATATCGTTCTGATTGATGAACCCGATTTTGGATGGGACGGGATATTTGAATCTATCCCCCACAATGATTTATTCCTTCTGGAATCATTTGAGAAAATCAAAGACAAAGAACCGTTTGATGACGGCGTTTTTGATGCGTATGAGATTGAATTGAAAAATGGTCAGAAATTCCAAGTAACTTTGAGCTACAACAATGCCAAGCGTATCCGCGATATTTCAAACAAAGCTTCCCTTGAAGCGGAACACAAGAATCAGATGGAAATTGTTTCAGGATATGAACCATTTTTAAATATCCAAGATGGAGAATATGTGATGATGGTTGAGTTCAAGGATTCCAGTGGGCGACATGATGACACTGGAAATGTGGGAATCCATGCCTTGGAATTGTTTGAGATGTTGAAACAATCATTCATCCACAGTGTTCAAGGTGGATTCGCGGACAAGTTGGTTGGTATCATGATGAGAGTTGATAAGAACAATCCAAGACGGATGAATTTCTATAAAACATTGCTGAAACGACATATCAGCAAGGACTTCCCGAACATTTTTGTCGATCCCAATACAAACAGTGCAAGGGGATATGATTTATTGGTTGCTACCAAGTGATTGACTTAGAAAGAACCTGTGGTAATCTGTTGATGTGTATAGGAACTGTGTTTACAACAATCGGGAAAGAAAGATCACACTTTTTTCATGGAATGAGAATGGGGAGCGCATCCGCGAAGAACATGATTTCAAGCCCTACATCCTTTTGGAAGACAAGAAGGGAACGGAGAAGTCCATATATGGGACATCTCTCACGAAACGCGAATTTGCCAGTGGATACGACAGGAATAATTTCGTAAAAGATAGTAATATTAAGCGGATTTATGAGAATTTGCCACCATATCAGCAATTCCTGATTGATAATTATTGGTCTGTTTGTGAGGATGATAATTTCTCCCAACATCCTTTGAAGGTGGCTTATTTTGATTTGGAATGCCCGAATTCCTCACATTTTCCCGAACCGGAATTAGCTGAATCGATAATCAATCTGATCACGATCTATAATTCCGAATCCAAGATGTATCATGTATTTGGATTGAAGAATTTTCACACCACGAGAGATGATGTGAAATATTATTGGTGCAAATCCGAAGAGGAGTTGCTTAAATCATTCATCAAATTATTTCAAAAGGAAGGTTTCGATGTTTTAAGTGGTTGGAACATAGCAGCATTCGACGTTCCATATCTTGTAAATCGAATCACCTTTCAATTGGGGAAGGAATGGGCTGATAAGCTGTCCCCAACAGGTAGAATTTATGAAAAGACCAATCCAAACGGTAAATTTGGAATGCCATCCAAGGAATATGTGGTCGAAGGATTGTCAATCCTTGATTATTATGTGATTTATCAGAAGTTCAATCTGGAGAAACAGGAATCGTATAAGCTGGATAACATCGGGGAAGTTGAATTGGGGATTAATAAGGTAGCTCACGAAGGCAATCTCTGGGAACTCGCAAAGAATGATTGGAATACCTACACTGATTACAATATACGCGATGTGGAAATCGTTGTGGGGTTAGATCAAAAAAAGGGATATATCAATCTCATCCGATTCCTTGCATACACCGGATTATGTGATCTGGAAAGCGCAATCAGAACACTTCCAGCAATGAACGGAGCAATTGCCATACGCGCCCGTATGCGGGGGGAATACATTCCCACGTTCATTCGTCCCGTGACGGATTTCCGCGCTCCCGGTGGCTATGTGGCAGAACCAAAAATTGGGTTTGCGGAGAACATCGTATCCTTTGATGCCAATTCCCTGTATCCATCGGTGATGATTTCCTTGAATCTCTCTCCTGAAACGAAGATTGGGAGGGTGGAGAAGGATGGGGATAAGGTAAAAATCCATCATGTTTCTGGTAGGTTATTTGAGATGACACCTGAGAACTTCAAGAAATTCATTGATGAGGAACAAGCGGCTTTAACCAAGGCTGGATTTCTATTTTCCCAAAAGAAACGCGGACTGGTTCCTGAATTCTTAGATAATCTTTACACTAAACGTAAAGAGATGAAAAACAAGATGATGGAATGCCGTAAGAACGGGGATAAAGAAGGGGAGCAGAAATTCGATAGCATCCAATACGCTTACAAAATCCATCTCAATTCCCTGTATGGTTATATGCTCAACAAATATGCTCCCCTTGGAGATGAGGATATTGGAACATCGGTTACATTGACTGGACAAGCGGTAATCAAGAAGAGCAATGATCTGTTTCAGGATTATGTAAGAGAAAATCTACCGGATTTGTCAGAATCCTTATTACAACAAAGTTGTGTTTACGGTGATACGGACAGTATATTTTTATCTTTAAAACAATTTGGGCTAGAAACCGCATCCGATGAATTTTATAAGCTGTGTGATGATATTGAGGATTATATTAATATAAATATAACAGAATGGGCAAGAAAAGCCCTGAGAAGCACTGATCCACGTTTTGTGTTCAAGCGGGAAACCATTTGTGATAGCGGAATCTTCATCGGTAAGAAATATTATGTCCTTCATGTTTTGGATGATGAGGGAACCAAGGTGGACAAGTTCAAGTATCGGGGAGTTGATGTTGTGAAAACAACGATGCCCAAGAAGGTTAAGCCTTATGTTAAGAAAGTTATTGAACATATGATAACGTCTCAATCTTTGAAGGAAACCAATGATATGTTCAACGAGGCTTATGAGGAATTCAAGAATCTATCCATTGCGGAGATTTCCAAGATTTCCAGTATGAACAATTTTGCAGAATATTCCTCAAGGTGTAATGGTATGAACACTGTGAAAGGTATGCCATCCCATCTGAAAGCCGCTTATTTTCACGACATGATCATGGAACAGAACGGATGGGGTTCCAAATATGAGAAATTCAAGTCGGGAGACAAGGTTCGCATGGTATATGTTAAGAAACCCAACAAATACAATCTGGATATGATCGGATTCAAGGGGGACTGGCCAGAAGAATTTGATAACATCTTCACAGTTGACTTTGAAAAGATGTTTAGTAAAGTGTTTTATGCAGCGATTGAGAGATTTTATAGGGCAGTGGGTTGGAAATTGAGAAAACCCAGCGAAAACTTAACCGTAGAATTGGATGACTTGTTTGGAGAATAAATTATGAAAAAATACGATATTATAGAAGATAGAGAAGAACTTGAAAAAAATATAAGATGGCAATCTGAGAGGACTGCTCACTGTGTAAAACGAATTGATGAATTTCTAGAGGAATGGCAAACAGAATTTGGTAGAAAGCCCGTATTACAATCATGTATTGCTGGTATTGAATTTTTTGAATATCTATCGAAATCAGGATTTTCTAAAATTGTCGATGGGAATGAGATATGGTTGACATTATATGGGGTAGTCATTGAAGTGTATCGGGATTGGTCTGTCCACCCTCTTTATATTGAACTTAATTTGCAGTGATATTACAGTTAAATCCCACCATACCGATAGTTACCCCGAAAGGAAAGGGTTACGCGCATTTGATTATAGATTATTCCCAAGAACATGATCTATATTGGGTTTGTTTTATAAATGACACCAAAGAATGCTGGACATTTTCAAATTCTGAGATAAGAATAGATAACAACATAACATTACAAAGAATATGACACCCCAAGACGCTTATTTGAAAGGATTGACGGACGCAGAAAACCGAATCATTGACAACCTGATCAACCTTCTGAACGATCCCAATCATGACGTTCCTTTTCCCAATCCCAAGTTGGAGATCGTAAGACACATTATTAAAGATCGTTGTGATTATTATCATGATTTAGCCAAGCGTAATAATAACATGGGTAAGTCTTTTAAGAAAAAATTGAAAGAACAGAAAGAATACCTTGAAAAAACCAGATAATGAGGTAAGTTAATACATGACAGCAACATACAAAACAATTATGGATAAAGAAAAACACGTAGTAATCATCGACCAAATTGGACGCAACATCATCGGCAATTTGGTGAGAGAAACCGATACCACCCTGACACTCCACAATCCAGTTATTGTGTTTGTCCAGCCCGAACAAAGTGGACAGATTCAAGTTCAGAGCTTCCCTGTATTCTTCTTCGAATTTATCAACAAGGAATTCCGTGGACAAAACAATTGGACTTATCAAAAGGCTAATATCACTACAAGTGATGTCGTTCTGGATGAGAGGATTCTTGCCCAATACGAAAAGATCAACACCCCTCCGCTGGAACCGCAAGTTATTTCAAGTGCATCTCCCAAGGTTGTAAGCATTAACTCTCTGTAATGTCTCCCGAATCGTTCACATATTGGCTACAAGGCTATTTTGAAATCTCCGATAGCAATAATCTGAGTCCCCAACAGGTTCAGATCATTCGGGATCATTTGGCTCTGGTGTTTGAAAAGGTTACTCCTGATAGATCGGGACATGAATTGTTGGACACCGAATTTACGGGAGTAACATCCAAGCCATTAGGTGGGATTGATTGAACAAAGATCAGAACACCCAAAGAAGAAACAAGATACTGTTAAATTATGAGCAAAGATATTGATAAAGAATTATTCGCTTCTTTGAAAGCGTTGGATGATGTGGTGCCGTATTCGGCATTCCTAAGTGAATCCACCCTATCATCGGTTGATGATTGGATTGACACGGGAAGTATGGTGCTAAATGCCCTGATTTCCGGTTCGTTGTATGGTGGTATTCCAAATGGAAGAATTACACAATTTGCAGGACCATCAGGTGCCTTCAAAACTGGCGTTGTTCTAAACATCATGGCAAATGCCCAAAAGAAAGGGCTAATTCCCGTCATCTTCGATACCGAAGGTGCCATTGATCCTGAGTCCGCTGCCAAATTCGGTTTGGATATTTCAAAAGTAAAGTATGTGGGTTGTGAATCGGTTGAACAAACCAGAAACGCCATTCACAAGTTCCTTACTAATGTAAGAGAGAAGAAGCAATTCGGTAAATTCATTATCGTGATTGATTCTCTTGCCAACTTAAATTCTGAGATGGAACTGTCGAGAATGGATAAGGATTCCATGTCAGCAGACATGGGAACATTTGCTAAGTCGATCAAGAGTCTTCTCAAGCGTTGCACGAACATGTCAACTCTCACCAAGACTCCTATCGTCATCACCAATCATGTGTATGATGATCCAAGTGCTATGTATCCTTCTCTAGAGAAGAACATGCCGGGAGGTAAGGCTGCGGTGTATCTTCCATCCGTGACAGTTCAGCTTGCACGAAAGCTTGTCAAGGATTCGGAGAATAAGCAAGTTAGTGATAAGTTATCTGCTTCCCAAAAGAACTATTCTGGTGTTGTGATTCGCGCTCTAACTGTTAAGAATCGCTTCATCAAGCAATATCTGGAGGGAGAATTTTATCTCTCCTTTAGCAAGGGTATTGACAAGTATTTTGGTCTTCTGGAAATCATGAAGGGTATGGGAGTTGTTAGTAATTCTGGCTCATCATATACCGATTGGGAAGGAAATAAGCTTGGTTATTATAAATCATTCTCCAAGAATATTGATCTTTGGGAACACAAATTGCTACCCGAACTTGAGAAGCGCATCAAAATCCATTGGGCGTATGGTTCTTCTCCTGAAGATGATGATCTGGTGGCATTGGAAGAGGATGATGAATTAGATGCAGATTGAAAAAGGTATTCACCTGTTTCATGGAGATTGCTTGGAAGTCCTCAAAAAGCTTCCAAGCAATTCCGTTGATTTGATTCTAGCTGATCCACCATATGAGAAAATGAAGTATGCAACTTCATGGGATTCAATCATTGATCTGAATCAAATGTGGGAAGAGTTGAAAAGAATTAGGAAAGATAAAACTCCCACCGTGTTGTTTTCTCAACAACCATTCACTTCTAAGTTGATTCATTCAAATTTGGAAGAATATAAATGTGAATGGATTTGGGATAAGCATATTTCACGGGGAATGCAAACCGCCAAGTATAAGCCCATGGTGAGACATGAGAATATTTTGGTATTCGGTAATCCCAATCTTAATTATTACCCCGTTATGGTAAAACGTGATAAACCCATCAAACGAAAACTCTATAAAAAAGATAATACTTTTTTTATTGGAAAAAATGATGGGGAATATCGGGAATACACCCATAAAAATCCTGAAACCATTTTAGAGGGATTTTGGGAAAAGAATAAAGGTAAGATACATCCAACTCAAAAACCAGTAGCATTGTTGGAATACTTGATTAACACATATTCCAATGAAGGCGAATTGGTATTAGATTTTTGTTATGGTTCCAACTCATGTGGTATCGCAACTTTAAATACCAATAGAAAATATATTGGTATTGAAAAAGATGTGAAGTTTTATGAAGCTGGAAGAGATCGGTTGATCAATCATTTAAGCTTAACCAGTGGTGATAATTCACTGGCTTCTTAAATCCGCGTTCTTTAAACTCTCCAATATTGTTTAGAAGACTATCTTTTCTAACTTGCTCGGAGAAATAACCCATAACACCGTTTTCTTCATCCTCTTGCTTTTGTTTACGAGGTTTTTTTGGTTTTTGAGTTGGGCTTTCTTTTTCTTTAGCGTAAAATCTTTTATCAGCAGCTTTTCCAACATCAGAGAAATTACCGGATGTATCAATCTCTGCCGAACTAAATCCTGCCGCTTTTCTACCAGCGGAAACTTCTTGTTTTTCCAAAGCATCGGAAGATTTTATCAATTCTTTCCATTTGAGAACTATTTCAATTTCCGGTTCCGTTATAATACCCTTGGTTGCAACGCTTTTAAGAAAATCTGGAGTATATATGTCAAGAATATCTTCAACAGCTTTCCGTTTGTCATCTATCATTTCTTCAGATACTCCTTTTGTTTTACGGGATTCCAGATCACGTTCATATTCATCCGCAACATATTCGCTTATTTCTGCGGGAAATTTATTGATAAAAGCATCATAAAGTTTCTCCTTGGAGACTGGTTTATTATTTGATAATCTATCTTCCAAAGTTTTAATGATCCCACTCAATCCCTTAACATCTACGTTGTAATACTCAACTAATTCTTGATCATCCCGTAAGCCTATTAAAGTTTCGATAAACGCATCCAAAGGTTTTAAATCTTCGGAAGTTGCTTTATTGCTTGTGTCAATCACGATTCTCTCTTTGTTGCGAAGAGTTTGTAGTGTTCCGGGAGGTAGTAAAGTTTTGCTTCTTCTATTGATTTTAGTAATAATCGGCCAAACCTCACCCTTCATGGTTGCAAAATCATTAGCAGACATGGAATATTTCGTTTGAATACTGGTAGCATATCCTTTTGCTCTGTTTTTAAATTCTAATCTATCTTCAAGTATTTGTTTATATTTTTCAATATATTCAGGACTGGTTACTTGGTTGAAGAATTCTTCGGAAGTTGCAAGATTGGGTTTTTTATTTGCCAAGTATGAGATAATCCATTTGGATCGTTTATTACTATCATTTGATCCCGTTCCAATGAAATCGAGATAATCATCCTGTAATTCAGGAGATTTTTCCCACAACTTTGCAATGTATTGATTAACACTTGTATATTGAAAAGTTGTTTTAAAAATCTTCTCATATAATGCTTCCGTTACATAATCATTCAACAACTTAACATTTGCAGGAACTTTCCATTTTTCAAACAGTTTTTTTCCAATTTCTGGTCGAATCACATTGATAAAGTTTGCAACCTCTTTATTTTTTTCCGGTCTTGTTGAGGAAGTTTTCGCCATCTCAGACAAAACTTGAACCTTTTCCACCAAGTAATCAAATCCGTAATTTCTCATAATTATATTTAGTTAAATAGGTAATTGTTTATTTTGGGGTCTATTCATTTGATTGACTATCCCCTTTCTTCTACTACCAGTTGGAGGGCGATTAATATAATCTCGTATCATTTGTTTATCTACCATTTTCATTTTTAATTCGTCGATATCAATATTTTTTATATTATTGTTGACAAGATCAATCACAAACGGTCTTAAATATGCTCCGAAATTTTTTCTTTTTTCTTCTTCAACTTCTGGTGTTTTGATCGAATTTGGCAAATTTTGATAGATGTAATTCATCACATTAAAAGTTGCAGCAGTGGATTCTCCCAATTGTTTGAAAACATTATAACAAATTTGATACGCTTCTTTAAGCGTCATTTCTGAAAATTGGTGTTTTGATACACGACCTTCTTCTAAAATCTCCTCGTATAATTGTTGCAAATCTTCCAGCATATTGATATTTAACTAAATAATATCATGATTTCCTTTTCAGAGTTTTACCTAATCAAAGAAGCGTTTGATACTGTCACCGAATTCATGTTAAATCCTGAAAATTCAGATAAGGACTATGATGAACTTATTGCAGAATTTGAGGCATCAGGGGGGGAGGTCATCGGTTCCGGTTCGTTTGGTATCGTGTATTCCCATCCCAAGTGGCCGTATGTTCTAAAAGTTTTCTCTTGGGATGATCCTTACTTAAAATTCGCTAGATATGCTCACGATAATCCTCACCCATCCTTCCCCAAATTCTTCGGCAAACCACAAAGAGTAGTCCCGCAATTCACACGATACAAGGACGAAGCAAAGCAATATTTAGCGAGAATTGAAAGACTTAAACCAACACCTGTTAATGTGTTGGGGTTAATAGATAATAATTTGATGCTATATTTCCATTTGAAAGAAAATCCAAAATTAATACAAGATAGAACGCAATTCATGAAGCTATCTTCAAAAGTCAAATCTTTACCAAAAGCTGTTTATAATCTGCTGGAAGGATGGTATCTGCTCCGTAGGGATTTGCCTGATTTAAATCCTGATTTGCATGGAGATAATGTGATGATGCGAGATGATGGTCAATATGTTTGGGTTGATCCGGTCTGGACAGGGGATGAGAATAGTGATAATCCTTTGACTGCCGCCATGACATCCAAGGATTACGAACCTAGTAACATGCTTAGAGGTGGGAGAACAAAGTTGACTTCCCGATAAGACATGTTAAGGTAATTCATGGAAAATCCTAATGTATCATCCAATATCGCCATTTTCACGGCAACCAAAGGCAATAATTGGCACTTTCCCTTAGCCCAAACAGCATTGGAATTGAATCTGGATGAATTCATACACCCAAAATTCAACAATCGCCAAGGACTTGCCAAGGTTTACAACGAATTTCTAGACCTAGCCATCAAAGAGAACTTTGAATACGTCATGTTCATCCACGATGATGTCCATCTGGAACACGATCCCCGTCCAAAGCTGGAGAAACTATTTCAGGAATTTGATATTGTCGGTGTTGCAGGATGTTCTCAAGCCGAAATCAAGTCTCCCGCGCTCTGGCACATCATGGGTGGTGGGTGGGAAGGTGGTAATCTACATGGTGCAGTAGCTCATGGGAACGCTGATAAGAAATACATGACCAGCTTTGGTTCCTATCCCCAAAGGGTAGTGATGATTGATGGTGTTTTCATGGCATTTAATCGGAAAGCGATTGAGAAAGTGCGATTTGATGAGGATTGTCCATCGAAGTTCCATTTTTATGACCTTTGCATGATCGCATCAATTTTAGAAAAGGGCTTGAAAATCGGGGTGGGGGATGTTATGATAACTCACGAGTCTCCCGGTCTGAGAGAATTTACAGAGGATTGGAAAGCTGGGGAGTCATATTATATTCAGACATATGGAAAATAAAAATTCGATTAAATGTGATATCTGTGGGCGTTTCATGTCATACGATTCATTAGAATTGGGGTTAGCTACACACATTATGGTCACGCCTGATTCAGATGTGTCGTATGAAACATTTGAGAGTTATCATCATGCTTGTAAGAGAAAAGAATTAGAAAAATATGGAAAATAAAATTAAATTTAATGAACACTATGAGATGATGTATGTCAAGGACAATGACCATTTTTACAATATGTTTGATGAACAAAGTGTCAGTAGCTCAATGGTAGAGCGCGAAACGAGTGATGAGAACATCACGGAGTCCGAAAGGAATAGGTTCCCTATTAAGGCGGGTATCGGAGTTCAATTCTCCGCTGACGCACCAGATTTTTGTAAAAAATGGCAGTTGGATAATGAGAATGACTTTCAAAACACGTTGAATATTTATAATAATTGGATTTCCGATAATCTTAAATCAGTATCAACCAAGCAAAAAGCGGAAGATTTGACGGAGGATGAAAGATTTGCGCTTGCTTATTCGGCGGGTGTGAAATGTAATTGGTTGATGGTGGATGGTAAATTCAAAGGACAGACAGAAAAATGTGGTATCATCAAGGATGGGGATAAGTGGGTGGTATTAACACATAATGATGGGTAGAAACAGAGATGAACGGGCATCCAGACATGCGAACAGTTGAAGGTAACGGCGCGACTAAATGGTGTAACGGAACTTTTGGGGAAGTCCATTCCGTGCGCTTACCTCAACTTAATTATAGGTGGGATTATGTGAGGAAGTGTGATGAGTGTGGATTTCTAATGCCTGTTGAAAACCCTAACAGAACCAAAAAAATGAAAAAATATGAGTGAAATAGAAGAAAAAATTGATCAGTTAGTAGATTTATATACAAATACCAAAATGAAGGAAAAGGTAAATGTTGATATCACAGATATTGGTGATATCATGGGAATAGCTAGACTATATTGGGATTGTGTGCGATGTGGTGGGAGGGCAGATTTTTCAGTAACACTATCAAACGAACAGTTACCGAAACCTTACATCAAAGATGGACGACGCAATGTTACATATTGCTCTAATTGTTTACCAAAACGTGCTAAACAAAGGTGGGATTTTTATAATAATTTTGAAAATTGGTAATGAGTGAAATTGATTTTGATTATTTTGAAAAGGTTCTGGTAAAGAACGCGATCACGAATGGAGCTTACCTAGCTTCCATCGCAGATTACGTCCAGCCAAAATATTTCACGGATAAGAATATTGCGAAATATTTTGATATTGTCGCGGATTTCTATGATAAGCTACAATCTCTCCCCACATTTTCAGAAGTTAAGACCTACCTCACTACAGATGAACTCAAGACCAACTTTAAGAAGTTAATCGAGTCCTTTAAAGAGATAGATTCCAATCACAATGAAGATGAATTGTG